TATAAAAGAGAAAATAAAACAAATATCCGAGGACAAAGATAAAGTATTGCCAAAAACTAAAGAAGAAATATTAGAAGAGATAATGGAATTACTTCTTTTATACCGATAAAATAATTAATTTTAATTATTTTAATTAAAAAAACCAATTTAAAGATAATTTGACTTATTTTAAATAATTTAATTAAGATTGTTTTAAAATGGAAGAAAAAAATATTGTTGAAATTTTGTTGATTAATAAAGCAGATCCTTCTAATATACCTACACGTCGCATTTATAATTCATTTGAAAGATATATTATACGTTGTAAAAAAACGTAACTTTTCTATTGATATAAATTTATTAGATTTATTTTTATCTAATATGAATATAATAAATAGAAATTTTAATATTTGTGGAGAACAAACTTGTACTTTAGATTTAATGTCTGAAGATTTTTTAATTGAATATAAAAATTATGTTATCTCGGAAATAAACAAAAGAAATTGTGAAATAGAAAATAATAATATTTTCGTAAAAGAACAAATTATTGAAAAGATAAAATTGTTATTAGAACTAGAGTAATTTGATATTACCTTTATCAGAAATAATTTAAAGATAAATAAATAAATAATAAGAGAGTAAATATGGAAAATATTGAATTGAAAAAATACACTCTTTATACCCCAGAATTTTTAGAAAATACTTTATTAAAAATTCCTAGTAAAGAAGAATGTTATCTTGTTGGTAATGATAAAACACTAAAAGGGTCCGACATAGACTATATCCATAATGCTGTAGTCAGAACAGCAGAATTAACTAATACTATCAATGTGATTAGAGACTATTTAAATGAGTATCCTGATAAAGTAGACGCAAGAACTAAAAAAAGTGGGTATACACCACTTATGGTTCTTTGTGAACATTTTGATGGATCAACATACGAAACACTTTCTGTTTTAATAGAAAGTGGTGCAGATCTTAACGCAGTTGATGAAAAAGGGCAAAGTGTTTTAATTCATTGTTTGAATAGAATTGAAGAACTTTATTCTGGAATTGATTATAATTGTAAACTTAGATATAAGTATGAATCTTTGTTAAGAATTTTACTCGACAAAGGAGCTAATCCAGATTACAAGTATAAAGGTAAGAGTGTTTATCAAAGATATTTGTATTTTTGTGATAAACAAAATATTTTTCGTGTAAAAGATGACAATGATGTTTTGGAAATGTTTATCGAAAAATGTTCTGATCCAAAAATTATTTTTAAAAAAAATATAAGTACTTTTGATACTCTTACAAAAAGTTCATTAATTGAGTATCTGAATAAAAATATATGTCGGATAGAAAATGATAATGTTTCTGAATTAATTGATCAAATAATAGAAATAATTAAAAATAAATAAAATTAAATTTATTAAAAGTAAATAAATTTATTGAAAAATGAGTTTTGCGAGTCTTTTAAATATTGCTATAATTATTTTAGTAATTTTAATTATTTTGTATTATCTTTTGTTCTCTAAATCACAAAATTTTTCATTTTATCAGGTTGAAGATAAAAATGGACAAAAGAGTTTAGTACATAATCGAGGAGATAATACATCTAATATTTATTTTTTATTAAAAGAAGAGATTCAAAACGGAGAGATTAAACGTATTTCTGAACCTATTAAAATATATGTTGGTGTTACACCTGAAAAATTGAATGAGAAAAATATAATTAATTTTGAAGAAAATGATCTCTATTACAAAATTCAAATATAAATCATTTTGTCAATTTGTAAAGGTTATTATTTTTACCTTTTTTTTGTTAAAAAAAACTTTAAAAAATTAAAAAATAAAATAATTTTTGTATTGAGTGGTATTAAAATATAATGGATCATTATCACAGTATGTCTGGTATGCCATCTCATGGTAACGCAAGTCAAGCTAAAGTTGGAAATGCAATGATGCACGAGGGTATGATGCATGAAGGTATGATGCATGAAGGTATGATGAACGGAAAAATGCAACATAAAGAAGGATATTGTACTCAATGTGGTCATCATGATTCCGGTATGGCAGGTGGAATGTTGCACGGATCTTGTGCTTTTGCCAAGCCTCCTCCAAAGAGATGTTATTGTCATCCTGCTGCATTTACAGCTCTTAATGGACAGAGTCATCACAGAATTTTGGATGCTTACGGAAACAGTCGACCATGCGGAGGTAACTATTAATTTCAATTAATTTAAATTAATTGAAACAATTTAAATACAAAGTACTTTTTTTAAAATGTCTGATTTCATTAACCTTCTAGATAGAGCAACTAATTGCTTAAGAGAAAAAGATGATAGTGAAAGTACATCCTATTATAATGAAAGATTCAATAAAGGAATAAATGCTTTGAATAAAATGTGTAGATCTACTCAATACTCTCCTGAAGAAAAATTAGATATTATATTAGCCTACCTTGATTATGTTCCCGAAGAGGCAGAGGATATGATTAATAGATGGAGAGATATGATTCCTTTTTTAAATGGAGATGTCAAAACAAAACATTTGAAGTTGTTAGAACTTGTAGCTAAATCTTCGGAAATACCTGGTAGACAAAGATTATTAACATGTACTTGTCTATTTAACAATTGTGTAATGGGTGTAACAACCGAATGTTTCATAACTCTAGCCAATGATGAAAAGGTAGATATATTAGATAGATCTGAAGCATGTCTGTATCTATATTCATCCGGTGAAGATGATGATAAAGAGATGGTTCAAGAAATGTTAATAAATATTATAGATAATACAGAGTCTTATTCATCTTTTGATCGTTACCAAGTCATATTAAAATTTAGTGGAAAGAAAGGATTAAGATCTTTTACTATGTCAACCAAAGTTAAAATACACTATGATGAAGAGTTTGTTTATGGTCTACAGACTACATTTTTTCATAATAAAAATAATAATACTCGTTATCGACTTATTTCTGCAGAGGTATTATTAAGAATGAAATGTACAGATAGAGAAGAAAAAGATGAAATATGTTCAGAATTACTTAATATATCAGAAAATAAAGAATTAGAAGAAAATATTAGAGCTGATGCTTTAGACATTGTTCATAGAGTAGGTATAGATGCAATCATGAAATCTAAGGCATTGGCACAGATTAAGGAACTAGGTTTTGAACATCTTAAAGATAATGAAGGTGATATGTTAGAAAAATCAGAGACATTTTATAATAATACTCAAAATGTACATACATTTGCATCTCAAGCAGACTCTTTTATAGAAAATATCGTAGAGACTGTTGATGAAGTACCACCTGAATTTTCCGAAGTAGAAGATAGTTTGACAAAAATGATACGAAAAATAAAAGATCATAAATTAAGGTGTAAAGCTTTTAAGGCATTAAATAGAATTAAAATTGACTCCGCGACATTTACAAAATATAAATTAGATTTATCTATGATATTTGTTTATCTATGGTTATATATTCATAACAAACATTCTGAAAATAAAGAGAATATTTACAATAGAATTATAGAAGAACTTATAGACATGGGTGATACATGTTCATCAGGTCATTCAATTAGATTTATAAATATTCTATCTGAATACGATAGTTCATTTAAGATGACTTACGATGAACAAATTTTCTCCAATATGGTAGCCAGAATGAATGCTAAGATCAAAAATTGCCGAGATGAAGATCTTAAATCTACATTGATTATGGCGCAATCTGAATTAGCTGAACCAGAAGAAATCGAAGTTTTAGAAAAATTCATTAAAGATAAGATCCCTGATTTATACAAAGAACTTCAAAGTGAATTTGTAGGAGAAGGATATACATCTCAAAAAGATTTTGATAGAATTTTTGAAGAAGGTAAAGTAAGAGCTGAATGGATAAAATAATTAAAACTATTTAAAATTACTTATTAATTAATCAATTAATAAATATGGAATACGATGAAATAATTTCAGATATTTTTGGTAAATCTGTTGATAATTTTATTTCTCGTTTCGAAATTGAACGTATTTTTAATCTATACAAAAAAATGAACAAAAATGAATTTTGTGAATTGTGTGAATATTTTTTTTTAAAATATAAAAATGAAACTACTAATATATATCGCTTTTTCGAAACTTTTTATAATCTTTATGAGGATTTTGAGATATTAGAGTACTTCATTGATAAAAAAATATATACACAATCCGAAAAATTTTTGTCAGTTTATTCAAATAATTGTACCGAAATTTATGTATATAACATTACAGTTCAATTATTTGATAATGGGAAAAAAGAAATGGTTAATAGTTTTCTAGAATATGTAAAAAATGACACAAATTTAAATTTTACAAAACTGATTAATAGAATACTAGTCGATGACAGAAAAGAAATAATAGATTTCATTCTAGATGATAATGATTTTAAATTTATCGATTCTGATAAAATAATCAAAAATGATTGTCTTAGTTTGAGTCACATATTACTCTATAATGACTTAGATGATCTTAAAATTATAATATCTAACTACACTTATCCACCTGTTAAATGTTTCAGTTATATTATAGATCATTTCGATATTGACGAAAAATTTGTTAATGAAAAAATTATTAGCAGAATTTTTACACCTAATATATATAATAAATTTATTAAAAAATTAGATATTAAAAAATTAAATTGTTTGGTCAAAATAGTTGAAAGGGTTGAAGATCATAGTGATTTGTTTGGTAAATATGATTTATGTTATGAAGATTTCATTAAAAAGTGTTTATTTACATTTAATATAAAAATTTCCCCAAGACTAATACATTCAAAATTTAATATAAACATGGAAAATTATAAAAATTTAAATTTTAAAGAAATCCTTGATAATAGAAAAAATGAATGGACTGGTTACTGGTTTAACAAAATTAAAAATGAATTTCATAAAGAAGAAATTATTTATTTTTATGATGAATTAATGGAATATGAAAATATGAAAGATGTTTATATACTTATCAAAAAAAGATTGGAAATTTAATTATATTATTTAATTAATTTTAAAAAATTTAAGAAATATGTAAAAAATTTAATTATATTATTTAATTAATTTTAAAAAATTTAAAATTATCTTTAATTCCGTAAAAATAGAAAATATTTTAAATTATATTATTTCAAATTTAAGTTGTTATAATAATATAAAATCAGTAGGATGGAATTTTATCCAACATGGTAGCCAGAATGAATGCTAAGATCAAAAATTGTCGAGATGAAGATTTTAAATCTACATTGATTATGGTGCAATCTAAATTAGCTGAACCAGAAGAAATCGAAGTTTTAGAAAAATTCATTAAAGATAAGATCCCTGATTTATACAAAGAACTCCAAAGTGAATTTGTAGGGAAGGATACACATCTCAAAAAGATTTTGATAGAATTTTCGAAGAAGGTAAAGTAAGAGCTGAATGGGTGAAATAATTATATTAAAGATTAATAATTATTAATTAATAATTATTAATTAATATGGATTATGATAAAATCATAAAACAAATATTTAATCGAAGTTTTATTCCGACTTTCGAAATAGAAAGAGTATTGAGATTATATTCTAAAATGGAGTTAGAAAATTTTTTGAAATTATGTGAATATTTATTTTTAAATTACAAACATAGCAGAAATAATATCTATATATTATTAGAAAAAATATTGAACAATTACCATAATTTTGAATTTTTAGAATATTTTGTAGACAAAAATATATACATTATAAATTATAGTAGTGAAAGTATAATAAATGATAACCCAGTGTTTAATATAATTGTTGTTCTTTTTAAAAATGAAAAAAAAGAATATATACCTACTTTTTTAAAATATGTTGAAAATGATCCACATACCGATTTTACAAAACCTATAAACAGAATCTTAAATGATGATAATCCAGAATTAATAAAATTTATTCTAGATGATAATGATATTGTAAATATAAATTTTAATGAAATAATTAAATATGATTGCAGCAGTTTATGTTATTTATTTAATGACTATGATGTAGAAGATATTATAACCATTATGGATAGTCTAAGGTTAGATTATTCTTTTATAAAATGTTTAGGTTATATTATAGATTATTTCAATATACCTAAAGATTTTATTGTTAAAATTGTCAGGAGTTTATTTTTACATCGAAAATATCTTAAATGTAAAATTTCTGATATTAGATATATGCGTAGTTTAATTAAAATACTCGATATTTACGATATTAATTATGTTGATAAAGATTATGAACTATATAATTATTTTATAGAAGACTGTTTATATAACTTAAAAATTTTTGTTCCGACAAAGTTAATACCTTATATCTATAAAATAAATTTTGATCTATATACACATTTAAATCTTGACCAAATTTCGGAAAATAGAAAAAATGACTGGAATGGATATTGGTTTAATAGAATTAAGAAAGAATTTAACAAAGAGGAGATTTTTTATTTTTATGATGATTTATTTGATAATGAAGATACAAAATTTGTATATACTCAAATACAACAATCTATTAATTATAATTTAAATTCTGAAAATTATAAAAATGCGAAAAAAGAATTTGAAGATTTAATCATATAAAAATGATATAATCATATTTATTTTTTATAGGGAATAAAAAATAATTACAATGAATATTGATCTTGACATTCAATTTTGTAGAAGTCTACAAAAAGGGAACGATTATGATGAAGTTTATAATAATTTTGAAAAATTATATAACGAAAATTATAATATACACAATAATCCTGATTTTATAATTAAAATTATATTTACTTGGCTAGATTTTGATTCATCTAAAGGATTTATAAATAAATTATTAAATAATTATGAAAATTATGATGCAGTTTCAAATAAATTATCTACTAGTATAATTAAAAGTTTAGGTCAAATAAACAAAGATTTGTTGAGTTATTTTTTAATATCGATATCTTCTAGTCTGGGAATAAATAAATTTAATGAAAATAAAATTAAAGAAATACTTGATTTTCTTTATGATAATAAATATCATAATGAATTTATGTATTTTTTAACCGAAGTACTTATTAAACATTCAACTTTTGATGTAAGTGATTCTTTAGATAAAATTTATAAAAATAAAGATTATGACATAATCAATTACTTGAAATGTTTGAGAGATATTCATATTCCACTTATCAAAATGTTAAATTATAATTTAATAGAATATTTTAATGATGTAGATATAAATTCAATCGATTTAAAAATTATAGAACAAAATTTTATAGATGGTGCTAGATGTATTGATGTTGTGCACTACATACTAAAAAACGATAATTATGTTCACATTTTTGAATTAGAAAATTTTCTAAGACATTTTTTAAAATATGATTATTCTAAATTTGCCACAAGCACTTATATTAAAAATTGGATGTCTATGTCTTGTCTAGATAAAATTATCGATATAATCGATAATATAAATATAGATATAAAAGATACATTTTTATATAAAAACCGTATTACAATAGTAAGTAAAAGTATCGATAAAAATGTTGCTGTACCAAGTATATTTTTAAATTGTAAATTTGAATATGAAAATCTAAATTGGGAATTATACGAAGATTTAAATATTAATGATATTCCAAAATTTTTATTACCTTATTGGAAAAATTTTTGGATTCAAAAAATAAAAAATGATTTTCCAAAAGATAGAATTATATACTTTTATGAAGATATTTTTGAAAATGAAAATATTAAAGAAATTTATTATAATATACAACACAGTATAGACTATGACTTAGGTTCTGAAAATTATCAAAATGCAAAAAATTCTTTTTACGATAAAATTTAATTAATTAAATTTTCATATAAAAATGATATATATTTTTGTTCTATTATTTTTTATAAAAAATAGTTATAATGTTTAATCGTAATAAATTATATCATTTAATAAAGAAGGGTGATATAAAAGGTTTAGTAAAACTTTTATATAATGAAAACCCAAACACTGATGATTTTAATGTATGTTTTCATTTTCTAGAAGATAATTTACAAAACGATTTTATATTAGAACTATGTAAAAGCGAACACTTTAATCATACAAATTTCTTAACATTTTTACGTAGTGTCAACGATATCGATATTTCTAAGGAAATTTTAGAAAATATAAATATAAATATTCTTGATTGTGTTAAATATAAAATAGTAAAAATTTTATCGGAAAAAAAATACAATTCTTTAATTTTATATTTTTTTGAAAGAATTACAAATAATTTAAATATAGATCAAGAAGATTTTTTCGAATCTATATATAAAATTATAATAGAACATGCTAATATTGAGTTAGCTATTGAGTTTAAAGAAAAATATGATCTTCACATTAGATTTTTTGATATCATGATATATGATTTGGACGAACTTTTAGATCTAAATACTACACAAAAAGATAAATTATTAGGAGAATTAAATTTCTTTATCGAATCACTGATTCTTAATCGAAGCTTTAAGTGTTTCCTCAAAATATTAAATGCAAAAATATTAGAACGTGATGATATTAATAAAATTAGGTCAAAATTTATAAATGATTATCTATTACTAATTGATAAAAATACCTATAATTTTGTGAAAATGGAAAATTTCCAAGAAAAAATAAAATATTTAATTAAAATTTTGAATTATTTTCAATTAAAAATATCTGATTTTATAAATCATAAAAATCTAGTAAAAATTATTATTCCTAAATTGAAAAAAGAGAGTGGTTCTATTCCGATAGAATTAATAATTAGAGAATTACATTTATTTTATGATGTAGATTGGGAAGAATATGATTATAATAATTTATATAAAGTAGCGAAACCACTTTGGAAAGATTTTTGGATTCAAAAAATAAAAAATGACTTTCCAAAAGATAGAATAAATTATTTTATCGAAGATATTGTCTATAACGAAAATACAAAATTTGTATATACTCAAATACAACAATCTATCGATTACGATTTAAATTCTGAAAACTACCAAAGAGCAAAAGAAGATTTTGAAGAGAAATCTGAAGAGAAAAATTAACTTTTTAATTTTTCTAAATTATTTTTGAGTATCTTTTATATTTTTTACAATAATTATAATCGAAAAAATATAAAAAAATTAATTATACGATAAAAAAATGCTACACGTTGTTATTTTAATATTTGATTAGACACCGCACTATAAAGACAATATTTATATTATTTAAGTATCTATCAAATTCAAATCGTCATTTAAGGTATCTTTCAATTTTTTATAATAAATTATTAGAAATTTTGTAGTATACTTCTTTTGAATTAGGATTGTGAATTATCTCATTGTAAAATAATTTGTAGTTATCTTTAGAGTAATTATTTTTTATTTTATCCCACCAATATTTTTTCCAATATGGATACATCCAAGAAGGTATATCAGTATATTCAAGATGTTCATAATTATCCCAACTTATATCATCTATATCATTAATTATTTCTAAAGGTATATGTTTGTTATGTTTTTTAAATTCATATATAATGTATCCAAAATTTTCTTCATAACAAGAATCAGATATATTAAGTCCTAATTTTTTTAAAATTGAATAAAAAATTTCAAATTGATAGATTATTTGATCAAAGTTTTCATCCCAAAAATTTTTGTCTTTTAGGATATGTATTATTTTAGATAGATTAATTTCATCTAAATATCCGCCTTCTAAAATTTTCTTAAGACAATTCAACGAAATATTAGTCTTTATATATTTTATATCTCTTTTGTCAAATACAAATTTATCATTTTCGAATAATTTAGGGATCAAGTTGATATATTCATATTTCCATACAACATATTTATTAACTTCGATATTTAAATCTAGAATTATTTTTTCAATTTTAGATATATTATTTATATTTTTGAGCATATCATTGAATTTTTTTTTAATCATTAATGTGGTAAATATGTTTTTAATATTGTTTATACTAAACATAAAATTTTTTATAATATTATAATTTTCTACATACTTAAAAATATTACAAAATAAATCCATGAAAATGTTGACATTATCATTATCATTACGATAATAAATATTTGACTTATCCCATATTAAATTTAAGAAATTAGTATCTGAAATATCTGATATGCGATTATAATTGAAAAATTTGATTTTATTCATCAGTTTTAAACAATACTCTAGAATTAATTTATTGTATCTATCTCTTTTTGTTTTGTGTATAAAAATATTAGAATTTATACCCGATGTTAATAACCTCACAATAAAAGTAATTCTATATACCTTATGTTTATTTTTTTTGAATATTTTATTGAATATTTTATTTAATATTGTATCTATAAATTCAAAATTAGATGAAGAGAAGAAAAATATATTAATATCATTCGAATAATTTTTTAATAAAAGGTTTGTAGTAGATTTAATATCTCTATCTATTATACAAGAACAATCTAATTCGTCCATATTTTAGGGTAAAGATTGGATAATCATTATAATTTGTATTTGAATAATATCATTTTTTTCATAAAATATTTAGAATATAAAAAAATTAATTAATTTTTTTATAAAAGCTTTTTTTAGCCTTTTTGTAATTTTCAGATTTAGGTGCAAATAAAACACTTTGCTCGATTTGTAAATAAATTTCTTTAGTATCTTCATCTAAAAATATATTTTCACAAAAGAAAAAAATTATGTCTTTGTCGAAGTCTTTATTTATTTTTTGACACCAATATTCTTTCCAAGGAGGTTTTAACCATTCTGGTATATCTACATAATTTAGATATTCATATAATTCCCAATTTATATATTCCGCTCTTTTAATTATCTCGAATGGGATATATTTTTTATTATCCTTTATCTCTTCATTGAATTCTTCAATTATATGAGGCGCGAAAATTTTTTCTATTTTTATATCTAGTATATTGAATATATATTCAATACTTCTAATTTTTTCAAAATACTTATTATCATAGACAGTTATGTGTAAATTTTCGATGACCGACTTAATTTTAGGTAATAAAATATCTTTAGTAACATTGTTTTTTAATAATTCTTCCAAACAATAAAAAGATTTATCAATAAGTAATACGGTATATAATTCCTTTTTTTCTAAATAATCTAATATTTTATTTTGTTCCGAATTTAATTTCATTAGTTCGGGAATATCAAGTTCAAATAATAAATCCAAATTTATATCTATATTTAATTCTAGTATAAGATTTATTACGAAATTACGTCCATGTGTCTCCAAAAAACACGAAAAAACTTTTCTATTAAATAGTTTACCTAAGTCGTTTGTCTGTAGTTCCAAATTGTAAAAAAAATTTTTAATGTTATTTTTATCTTCGATATATCTGAATATATCAATTAATATTTGCGATATATAACAATCATTATTTTCACAAGATTCATATTTTTTTTTGTTTTCAATTCGAAAAAAGTCATTATTTTCTGGATATTCGTCAAATTCATCTCCTGGATATTCGTCAAATTTATCTCCTGGATATTCGTCAAATTCATCTACCGGATATTCGTCAAATTCATCTCCTGGGTATTCGTCAAATTCATCTCCTGGATATTCGTCAAATTCATCTCCTGGGTATTCGTCAAATTCATCACCTTCTGAATAATTATTAGGTTCGCAATCATTATATGACTCTACTTCGGAAATATTAAATATTTCAAACATGTTAAAAATTTTTGGACAATAATTGTATAGTATACATTCAATAAATTCCTGTCTTTTATCGAGATTTATAATTTTTATTGCTCTAAATGAATTTTTAATTAAGAAAATAAAAACAGATTTGTACTCATAAACTTTATTTTCTGTTAATATTTTATCGACATAAAAATCTAAAACTTTTTTTATGAAAACTAATCTACTTGTGAAGAAAAATTGAGCAATATCAATATAACACATACTCAATGTATTAATAGTAGATTCGAGATTTTCATCAATAAAACAAGAACAGTTTTCAATATTCATTATTTTTGTTTAAAATTTAAACAAAAAATAAATTATATTATCATTTTTTTTTTATTAATTTTTATTTGAAATGAAAATTAGTAATAGTTAGTCAAGTATGATTTATCGTTGTCGAATTCACTATTCACTTTTTTAGCCATACTGGTAATTTTTATGTCATGTTGATGAGAATAATCAATCATGCAATTATTATAAGAAACATACTTATATTCTTCAAAATAGTTTTCAATTGTTTCAAGATCACATACATAATGGACTTTTGCTATTCCATTAATAATATATTTACCATTATTTCCTAATCCCACTGGTAACATATATCTAATATATGTAGTAGAATTTTTATCAAAGATGTTAATATTAAACCTGATACAAACAGGTTTATGTTCAATAAAATCTATAGTTATAGATTCATTGAATTCTTGATTATCATCGCCTTTCAAAGGATAAATATCATATGGGTCAATGTAACAATATCCTTCATCACTATTTACTATCTTATTATTATGAGATATAAACAGTGATTTTGTTCTAGAAGAAGTTTGTTCCTTTTTCAAATTGAAATCATCAGCTAATTTGATCATACTTTCTAAATTTTTATGCTTCAGAAGATGTAAGAAAGTCATTACAATATTAGGTCTCAGTTGAAGATCTGATGTACCATCAGAATTAACAGTAATTATATCACTATTATATTTGATACTAAAAAGGTTATCAATGTTTTGAGACAATAGACTTGAATCTTTGTACATAGTTAATTTCTTCTTTTATAAAAAAACTTTATACTTTTATACCCTGGGGCTAAAAATTACAAATATTATAAGAAAAAAAAAGTCATTTTTATTTTATGATTGTATCATAAAATGATTTTTATAAAATTTAATTAAGATTAGTAAAGTATGTTTCATTTATGTCAAAAACAGAAAGTACTGTTTCTCCCATGCTAGTAATTTGTAGATCGTTATTATTATCTATTTCAATCATGTTATTATTGTAATAAACATATTTATATTCCTCAACGAAATTTTCAACTTCTTCGGGATCACATGCATTGTGTACTTTTGCTATCCCATCAACTACATATCGATGATCTTCATCTAATTCGTTTTCAGTTGTAATAGGTAATGTATATCTAACATAGTTCTCTGAATTATCAAAACTTTCAAAAAAGGTAATGTTGATTCTAATACATACAGGATCAGAATCAACAAAGTCAATAATGATAGAATTGTCGATTTTAAAGTTATTATTATCATCTTCAAAAGGATAGATATCACCCGGATCGTCGTAACAATAATTTGTATTACCATTCATTATCTCATTGTTATGAGATATGAATAGAGATAATTTTCTATCTGGATATTGTTTTTTTACCAGATTGAAATCATCAGCAATTCTGATCAGGTCTTTTATCATCAGAAATCTTAGTAGTTCTAATAAAAAGGTTAGAACTTTGGGGTCTAATTGCGAACCTGATGAATTATCAGAATTGGTTGTCAAATCACTATAACTTTTGATACTGAAAAGTCTAGCTATTTTACGTGATAAAATACCGAAATCATCATCGTAAGATAAAGCTATTTCGTTATACATTTGATTATTTTCAAATGATTTTTGATCTTCTTTTTCTAAAACCATAGTTGATTTTTTCTTTTATTAAAAAATTTGTACTTTTTATGCCCTAGGGCGCTAAAAAAATTACAAATATTGTAAAAAAAAAGTCATTTTTATTTTATGATTGTATCATAAAATGATTTTTATAAAATTTAATTAAGATCGGGAAGATATGATTTATCGTTACTAACCATAGCAACTATTACTTTTTCCGTACTTGTGTTTTGTATATGAAGAACTTTTTTTATAGTGATATTATTATCGTACTCAACCTCTTCATATTCTTCAAAGAAATCTTCGTCTTCTTCGAGATAAGATACATTATGTACTTTTGCTATCCCGTTAACTACATATCGATGATCTCCATCTAATTCGTTTTCAGTTGTAATAGGTAATGTGTATCTGACATAATTTTTTGAGTTATCTAAACTATCAGTATAAGTTATCTTAATCATGATACACACAGGTTTAGACTCAACAAAATCGATAATTATGCAATCATCAAAGCTATCATCATCCATAAGATTGATATGACCTGGATTGTCATAACAATAATTTGTATCAAGATTTATTATCTCATTATTATGAGATATGAATAGTGATAATTTTCTATCTCGATCTTGTTCTTTTTTAAGATTGAAACTATCAGCAATTTTGATCAGATTTTCTAAGTTCAAAAATTCTAACAGTTCTAAAAAAAGGGTTAAAACTTTGGGATTTAATAACAATTGAAAACTTTCTTGATTATCAAAGTTAATAGTTATCAGATCATCAAATACTTTGATAGTGAAAAGTCTAGCTATTTTATTGTGCATTTGAATATTTGAAGATAATATTTGATCTTCTTTTTCCAAGTACATAGCTGAATTTTTCTTTTATAAAAGAAGATTATACTTTTACACACTGGGTTCGAAAATTGCAAATATTGTAAGAAAAGAAGTCATTTTTATGATTATAAATAAAATATAATAAGGTAGAGAAATGATTACTAGAAGAATAAAACCTATATCAGAAGATTTAAAAATTGGTAAACCAAATTATAAAATAGAAAATAAAACTTATATACATATAATAGATTTGCAATTTGAAAATCCTTTTTCATTAACTAGTATTAAGTTTTATGATATGTCAGATAATCTAAAACCTAAAGAAATTTATAAATATATTTTTAATAGATGTTCGCAAGATAATGAAAATATAGATTCATATAATATAACAGAATTTTTAAATTTTAAATCTATTTTTAATAGAGAGTTAGGAATATGTGTTGTGGATTTTATACTAGATAATGATAATTTACCTAATTTAACCATAACATACTTCGAAGTAGAAAAACAAAATAATTATTATATAGATTTAGAACACAATATATTTTTCATAAATTTTCATAATTGTGTATTTTCACAATACAATAATAATCCTGGAACACTGATAGGTATTATAATAAAATTAGACATTAGAGGAATAGATGATATAACCGAAAATATAACTTTAAGTTTTTATGATGGTAGTATTGTATATGTAGATCTTTATGACTGTCAATTTTTAGGCTATAATTCTTACGGTAATTTAGAAGGTGTTGAGTATATAATTCCTTTAACACCTAATCTATTTGATATATTTTATTGTATTAAAAATAATTTGAAATCAGAACTAGAACAAGAAATTAGAAATATTATCTTAGATAAACACAAATCTAAAATAATAACATTAAATTCTTTCGATAATAAACATGAATTTAACGGTTTAGTTATGTGTTGTTTGAGAGATATAAAATTTAATGATAATATAATGTATAAAGATAATTTTGTGATTAATGGGATATTTTTAAGAGAAGAATATATTATCTAAAAATGAATAATTATTTTATTATAAAAATACAATAGATATTTCTATAGAACATTATAATTTGTTAAGATTAATAAGAGGTATACAATATAATAAGGAAAAGTATTTTTCGCCTTATTCTAAAAATTATAAATATGCTAAGACTAATTTTAAAACTTTAATAGTTTAAATTAATTTTTCAAAGAATGAGGAAATGGGTAAAAATTCTTAGTCCCTGAGTATTGGTTATTAGCATTCCTTAATTTTTCATATCTAAAATTTTCTCTACAATTAGGTGTACCATCTAATTCATACATACAATTTTCATAATAATTTCCAGGAATATAGAAATCAGGGTACTTTGTTTCAGTACAAGGAAAATAACCTTTTTGTTTATAACATTGACCTTCAGTTGGGAGATATACTAATCCTTTTAGATCTTTATCTAGTGGATAAGGATAGTTTCTATTCCAAACAGTGTAATAATCTTTATTTTGAATGGGCCCATAATCACCACCTTTTCCGAAATTTTTTCCTTGATATGGTGTCCTAAGTTGTCCTAAATTATGATAGTTTTTTTCATAGGGATATCCTGATATATATGTATTATTTTCGTAGTTATTCAATCGTTTTTGGTATTTTGATAACTGAAATGCCATATTTTAAATTAAGATTTAAAAATAATATTTTTAAATTTTTAGAACATATGGTTTGTTTTAGGATGTACAGGTTGATTTTGATGTTGACCTTGTCTTAGATTAGTTCCCATAAAATCAGGTGTGTATATATTACCACTACTTTCACTTATCAAACTTGACCCAGAGCCAAAGTTCTGTGGGAAAAACGAATTATGTGACCTGTCAACTTTTTTAGATACATGATGATTGATATTCTTTCTCAAAACAAGTTGACATGCTGTAAAAGGTAAAGATAGATCATCATTTTCCTTAAATTTATAAAGAGGTACTATGATCTCTCCAGTCATATTAGGGTCTAATACAATCGGAGAATTTACTAGAAAATAACCATGTCGATATAATTTAGGATCAGCTACTACTTCATAATGATATCCATCAGGTGGGTTGATTGTTAGTCCTGTTTTAAATTCATTAATATCTAGTGCAATATCTTCATATCTATTTTCTGTTCTTTCGGTTAATACAAGTTCTAGACAGGGGTGATTGGGGTGTTTTTTAACCGGTCTATCTGCTTGGCCATTTAATAGGGTGAAGTGAGAATGTCCTTTTATGTAGTTTGGATTACTCATTTTGTAAGTATTTTCTCCTTTTTTAAATAATTTTATGTAACATTCATAAATGTTAATTCTAATGAAGGAATATATATTAATTTAGGTACCATGATCTCCATTCCATCTAAAAGATTTTCTTTTATGTATATTACTTCAGCATTATATTTTTTAAGATTTTCGAGTTTTTTCTTGGGGTTTGGTCTGAATGCTTGTGTTCTCCAAAATAATTTATTACTTATCCAAATATCATTATCTGAAATGATAATGTTCTCTTTTATTTTTTCCATTTTAAAATATCACAAAAAAATGAATTATTTTAAAAAGGAATGTATAATTAAAAATTAATAACTTCTTTTTGAAATGGATGAATCTGTAAAAATATTAGCTATCGGAGATCTGCATTTCAAAAAAAATTATATACATAGAGGTAAAGAAGTATTATCAGAAATACAAAATATTTTAGAAAATAATGAATACGACTTTGTAGTTATATTAGGTGATATACTAAACGATCATGAAGTAGTAGATACTACTACTTTCAATTTAGCTTGTAATTTTATTCATAAGATTTCTGAATATACTAACGTTTTTCTTATAATTGGTAATCATGATTATATCAACAATACACAATTCCTTTCTAATCACCATCCATTCAATCCTTTAAAAAAGTGGAAAGGCGTTAATATTATAGACCGACCTAAAAATGTACAATGTAAAAATAAACAATTTTTAATGTGTCCATATGTATATCCTGGAAGATTTCTAGAAGCAATAAATACCATAGATGATTGGTATTTGGCAGATTGTATATTCTGTCACCAAGAATTTAAGGGGTGTAAAATGGGAGCCTTTATTTCTGAAAAAGGTGACATATGGGATGAATCTTATCCTCAAGTTATAAGTGGTCACATTCATGATCATCAAATTCCCCAAGATAATATTTTTTATACAGGTTCGGCAGTACAACATGGATTTAATGAATCATCATCTAAATATATTTTTGAGTTTTTATTTGAGAATGAGGAGATTAAAAACTCGAAGATAAGATTGAACGTTAAGAATAAGAAAATTATAACATTGGACATTGACGAAATAGATTCATTCGATGAAAAACTTCTAGATAAATATGAAATTAAATTATGTTTAAAAGGTCAAAGATCTGATTTTTATCATTTTAGGTCAAGTTCTAAATATAGACAATTAAGGGATAAGGAAGTTAAATTTTCATACAGCACATTGGAAAATGATGATGATGATGATAAAGATATACAAAGTTGTACATCTTCTATTAAAAATTTCGATACAATTTTAAAAGAAATGATATTAAATGAATCGGAGAATGTTAAAAGTGTATACGAAGAGATTACATCTAATATACACTCAAAAAATAATCAAAAAGAAGAAGATATATTAATAATTTCTTCGGAATGTGAAGACACACAAAGTGATGAAGAGATTCAAGACGAAGATTATACACAAAGTGATGAAGATATACAAAATGATGAGGAATAAAAATGATTTATTTAATGTTATATATAAAATATAATATAGGTTATATTTTTTTTTAAGATGTATCAGCTTGTTTTAGGTATTATTATCCAAGATGTGGAGAGAGATTTTATATGTACTACAGGGAATGAAACTGTTCCTGATAAGTATGTTTGGTCGGATTTAATATCATGTGATAATTTTAAAAATCTTTTGTACAATAAAATTTATGTATATGATGATAATCTTTTTAAAACTAAAAGTGGTAAATTTTTAAATAAAAGAGTTCATCGGTTTTTAGACAGATTAATAAATAAAGGAGAACTTTATATTAAAGATGACACACTAAGTGAATTTAGAATGCCTAAACATTTTAAATATATCGATACCTTGAACATTGATTTAGATCAAGGTAATAATCTTTTTAGAAAATATATAAAAAATGGTTCATCTATTGAGAAGGATACAGTTAAAAAATTAAATATTGGTGGTAAACCTAAATCTCTTAAACTTAAGAAAAGTGTTTATACCCGTAAAGATTATGTTTTTTTGGATGGTCTATCATTAGATAATAATAATCTAGAAGATTGTAGTATAACTTTTGATAAGTTTAAAGAAATCTTGTATTCTCAAAATTTTATAATTGATTTTTACTCAAATTTGATTAAACTTTTTGATGATAAGATAAAAAAATACGAAGATATAATTGAACAACTTGATAGAATTAACAATATTCAAAAAAATAAGCTAGATATTATCAAAGATTTATACGATAATGATAAAAAAGTAAATGATATTTTTTCTGAACATCTTTCTAATATTTTAATCAAAGTTCATATAAATACTGTAATAAACACATTGAAAGAATTGAAGGATTCTTTTACGATTGATGATTTAAAAATAAGCTTGGAGTATTCATTTTTGGATTGTGAAGAAGGATTGAATAGTTTGATAGGTATGGATGATATAAAGGATACTATTTCTGAATTATTTTATGGTTTTTCTCGAAATTATAAGATATTTACGGATAATTTTATAAATTTTTGTATAACTGGAAATCCTGGATCTGGAAAAACATTTCTTTCGGAAAGAATTGGTAAAGTATTTACTCTGAATAAGATTTTTGTAGGAGATATAAAAAAATTATCTCGAGCCGATCTTGTGGGGATGTATGTTGGTCATACCTCTAAAGAAGTAAAAAATCTTTTATTTAATAATATTGAAGGTGTTGTTATTGTAGATGAAGCATACAGTTTAGTACCTAAGTCAGAAAAAGATTTTAGTTCCGAAACAATTTCTGAAATAGTAAATTTTATGGATAAATATATATGTTGTCAATGTCTCATATTCATTGGTTACCATGAACAAATGACCAATAATTTTTTAAAATATAATGAAGGAATGAAGAGAAGGATTCCTTTTTTATATCATTGTAATGATTATACATCTCGAGATTTGACATACATGTGTGTTATGACCTTGGAAAAACGATTGGATGAGACATTAGGAAGTTATTTAGAGAATGTTCTATATACTTATATTGTGAGAAATTATAATTTATTTTCGAATCAGATGGGAGATATTTTGAATCTATCTCAGATAATATTCTCTAAAATGTTGGTGTTCGGAATTAATGAAATTTCTATAATTAAAGCATTTTCATTGTTTCAAAAAAATGATAAATTTTAAATAAAACTTTATTTTTATTTAAATGGATAAACCAGTTCGTTGTTTTACTTGTGGTAAACCATTACCTTATAAAAATTGGAGAGAATTTGAACCTTTGGATGATGAAGAAAGGAAAGTGTATCTTACAGATAATAATTTCGTAAGGATGTGTTGTCGTCGAATGTTCTTATCTCATCCATTTGAATTATCTAATACATTGGAACTATACGATAAAGATAATAGTAAGGATATTTTGAATGAGACAGAGGTAATTGAAAGTGGCGAAATGATAGATTTAGATGATTTTTAAAATATTTTAAAAATCAACAGTTTACAATATCTCCAAATTTTAAAAGTATACACAATAGTTTATTAGGTAATTTATTAAGATCTATATTCAGATCATTATTTTCATAATTTATTTGGTACGGTATACAATTTTCTATATTAAGTCCATCTTCGTTCTTGGCATATTCGAAGATAAGTAGAATAAGTGCTTCTTTTTGTAGATCGTCTAAAGTTTTTAATCTTTTAATTATATTTTTTTTATCCTGGGCTTTGATTTTTTTCTCTTCTATATCTTTTAATGTTTGGTATAGACCAATCTCTGACATTTATTTTAAAAATCGATTCCTTTATATTTATTTTCCCATGGTTTATTGTGAGGTGTAACACCTTCAGGTATATTAAAAGCACCATCTTGAAAATTGGTATCTTGGTGGTCTTGGTTGATACTACCTGGAATATCTATTTTAGGTTCATAATATCTTTGTTGATTCATCTGTTGAGTTGGATTAAATTCAGGCATATTTCCTTGATTTGGTCTTTTTTGTTGAGATGAATATAATTGTTGATTATTTTTAGTGATTTGATGTAAAATTTTATTTAGAAAACTACTTACAGAGACTTCGTTCTTTTTACCTGTATAATGTGCAAATATATTCCCATCTTTAAATAAAATAAGAGTAGGTACTTTAACTATAGGTAGATCTGTGGATTGTGTCATTTTTATGAGGTGATTATTACTATTTACGTCTAATGTTGCGAAATTGACACCGTTGACTTTATACCTATGATATAATTCGACAAAGTCAGGTTCGAATTTTTTACAACCGGGACAGTTAATAGCTTTGAATAATACTAATGTAATTCCTTTAAATCTAGGGTTTATAAGAGATAGATACATCTTATTATTAGCATTTCGTTTCAGTTGGAAATCGCTAGTTGAGAGAGATGGTAACGACATTTTTGTGATAATAAAATATGACTTTAAGTTATTAGGATAATAATGTAATTTAATACAATTTTAATTTTTAATATTATAAAAAAATATTGTAAATAGTTAACATTAAAAAATGCCTAAGTCAAGAAAAAATATGAATTCTATGCTCGGAAAAATGAGCAGGGCAGAATTAGAAGACATTATCTTAGAGCATGAATTAACCACTAAAACTAATATGAGAAAACTTAAAAAGGATGATCTAAAAGATCTTATCAAAGAGTCAAAAATCTTCGAAGAAGAGAAAAAACATGAGAAGATAGACGTCTCAAATATGAAACTAAATGAATTGAAAGAATATGTCGAAAAGCATGATATTAAACTACCAAAAAAAGGAAGTGGAAAAAATGGAGATCTAATTAAAATAGATTATGTGCATGCTGTAGAGGATTATAAATCAGATATCTATCCAAAGAAATCTATTCGTGTTACTTCTTCTAGAAAATCTTCATCTAAAAGATCGAAGTCATCTTCTGTAAAGACAGAATATTCTAAGACAGAGCTCAAAAAGATGAAACATTCTGAATTGTCTAAATTATGTAAAGTTATGGGAATAGAAAAATGTCTTTATGAAGATCTACCTAGAAAGAATGATATCATAGAACTCATTTTAAACGCCCAAAAAAGAAGAGGTTTAAGTCCTAAAAAATCATACTCTACAAGAGATGATTGTCGTGGTAGGGAATGTTTCTATAAATCTAAGAGTGCTTCAGAATTAAGAGATCTCTTGTACTCTAGAAAACCCAGCGCAAATATTTTCGTAGATGACCTAGACAAAAAAGATCTAATCGAAGAACTTTTAAAATTAGATTATGAAAAATATGGACCAGAAACTTTGGGTAGTTTAAGTCGAAGAAGGGAATCTTCTAGAAGAATGAGTAGTCCATATTCAAGATCTAGAAGATCACAAGATGATAGAGATCTACCGGAAAATGTCAGAGCCGTACAAAGTCTTCTTCTAAAAGAAAGTCCATCATTAAGAGTAAAAAAATCTGAAATACCTACTAGAACAGATTCAAGAAAATCTTTAAGAAATGTTCGAAGTCTAAGTCCAAAAAGATTTACAAAATCTATAAGAAGACCTTCTACTCCATACCCAAGCTCTCGCGAACTATTCTCCATAAGATCTAGATCACCTCAACGTTCTGGACTATCTTTAAGAAGATCACCTCAACAATCTAGTTTAAGGTCTAGATCACTTGTAAGGAGGTCACCTCAACAATCTAGTTTAAGGTCTAGATCACCATCACCACAACGATCTGGTAATTTACCATTATCTAAAGTTAGACAAGATCATATGTCTACGTTATCTTCACCTTTGAAAAGAAAAAAGAGTGGGAGACAAGAGGTTGTAGAACATTTAAGAATGTGGGAACAATCACAACCATTGAAAGATTGCGAACAAGGTAAAGTATTATCGGTAGATGATAATAAGTGTGTTGATTCTAAAAATCTTAGTTCACGAACTAAAGATAAATATATTTTTGTTTATAAAGGAAAAACTATGGTTGCTTCACCTACTGTGTACGAAAAGTTATTAAGTTCACTGGGTCAAAATAATATAGATGTGATCGAAACACCAGAAAGTTTAGATATTATTGATTCTCAAAGTGAAGATGACAAGAAAGATAAAAGACCTCGAATGAAAAAAACTAGTAGTTTAAGAAATGTTTTTACTGATATGATTTCAGATATTGAAAAAGATGAAAAAGATGTTAAAAAAAAAGATATGGAACAAAAAAGTAAAATCGAAGAACAAAGAGAAAAAAAAAAGTTTTTAGATGAATTAGAAGATAAAAATAGACAACTAAAAGAACTTGAAGATGAATTAGAAAGAATGAGATCTAGAAAATTACAAAGATCTAGAAGTCTAGAAGATCGGCCTAGACAGTCGCCTTCTCTAAGACAATTGTCTAGAAAGCCTGAGCCTAGTACTAAGACTCAATATTATCAGACAGAAATATCTGAGTTAGAAGAAGAACCTAATATATTTAGTACTGAAAGTGAAGAACTAACTCTGAGCGGAAAATCTAGCCCTGTGAAAGATGTACAGAGATTAGAACAATTAGATTCAATAAAAAGGTCAAGACAAGATAGTGATATAGAACCATTAAATCTTCCTTCAAAAAAAAAATCTTCGATTGAAAAATCTCCATTAAAAAGAAATATATCCGAACAAAGTAGGGAAGAGATGGAAAAAAGGCAAAGAGAACTAAAGGAAAGTATCGACAGACAAGAGCAAAATCGAAGAAAAGAACAACGTCAACAACAAGAAGAACTTAAAAAAGAAAAACTTGAAAGAGAAAAACTTGAAAGAGAAAAACTTGAAAGAGAAGAACAACTTGAATTAGAACAACTTGAAAGAAAAAGACTTGAATTAGAACAACTTGAAAGAAAACTACGTCAACAACAAGAAGAACTCGAAAGAGAACAACGTCAACAACAAGAACAACTCGAAAGAAAACAACGTCAACAACAAGAACAACTTGGAAGAGAACAACTTGGAAGAGAACAACTTGGAAGAGAACAACTTGAAAGAGAACAACTTGGAAGAGAACAACTTGGAAGAGAACAACTTGGAAGAGAACAACAAAGTCAACAACAAAAAGTAGATAAACCTCCTAATGTAGAGCCTGGAAAAGAGCCAATTTATATGTTAGAAGATGTTAAAAAAATTCAGGATATGATCGAAGAGTGTCTAAGTTATCTACCATCATCTGTCAATTAATTTTAAAATAAAATTAATTGAAACATTCTATAAATACAAAAATGTGTTTTCCTAAATAATCTAGTAAGTTATTATATCTTGATTCAGAGTTAAATATATTACATCCTATTTTTTGAGATAATTGCCTAAACTCATCAATAATATCTAAAGTACAAAACCTCGCATCGGCTGTTTCTAATTTTTTGAAAACTATAAAATCTAAATCTTCATCCATTATCTATTTTTTTAAAGATAAAATAAGTATTTTTTATGTTATTTTACATTATTATCTTTAGAAGATTCAAACATCATTCTACAAAAATCATAATAATTTAATTCTTTTTGAATAGTAAATTCATATTTATCGATATACTCTTTCATTTTTTCAAAATAATATGGTAAAAATTCTTTATTTTCAGACAACCACTTTTGGTAATCTTTATGATTTAATCTTTCGTTATGATCTTTTAACTTCAACATTAATATTTTTTTTAACTTTAAAATCTTATTTTAAAGTTATTTTTATACTATTCATCATCCTCTATTAAATATTTTTCACCATCTAAATATTCTTTATTATCATCATTATTTGATATACTCATCTCTGTGATAATAAGTGGATAACCTTCGTGCATATTAAAGATTTCTTCTCTTATATTTCTTCCTGAAGACATAGTTTGGAAAAACTTTTCAATATCTTTCTGAATAAAATTTTCGATATTCTCTAAATTATCATCTTCGTAATTAGTTTTTACATTTATGTATTCATTGTTTCGAATCGAACTTTTTTTTTACTTTTAGATTTCTTTTTTGGTTTTATAACACATACATCTCCTTCACAATCCTCATCAGATTCATACTCCAACTCTCTTTCTAATTCCCTATCCAATTCTTCATCTACAGACCTACTCTTTTTTGAAAATGAAGGTGTTGATGGTTGAGGTTGTTGTAATGGAGGTTGTTGTAATGGAGGTTGCTGTAATGGAGGTTGTTGTTGTGGGTATGATTGTTGTACACTACCCATTAATATTTGATGATGTTGATTTATAATTTGATTTTGAGAGTTAATAATCTCTTCTAATTTAGAGATATTCTCATTGAGTGTGTTGATTTGTTCTTGTAATTTATTATTTTTACGATTGAACCATATAGTTATAGATGCAATTGCTAAGAATTCTACACCTGCATGTATTAAAGTTTTTGCATCAAAGTTTTCCATTTTTTACTCATTCATCATAACTTTAAATTCTTTTAATGTAAATTAAAATTGCACATTAAATTTTACATTCATTACACTCTTTACCAAGAGCATTAAAGTATATTCCTTTTATGTCTAAATAATCAGGTGACAATTTATTTATTTTTTTATTGATAAGATCATGTATTTTATAAGTGTAATAGAAACTATCATCATTATTTCTTAAATATGGTTCAGGTGGGAATTTCTTTATGTAATAATGAAATAATTCTGTACGAGGTAATATCTCATTCAATAACTCCAAAAATCTAACAAATTCAGATGTATTTTCATTCAATAAAACACTCGATAATATATGAATTGTCTGCCATATAAAACTTCCCCAAAACAAACTCCCAAACATAGATAAATTTCTATAATAAAAATTAAAAACATCGTCAAAAGGAGGACTTTTCTTTTTATTTTTTGGATTCTCTTCAGATATTTGTTTATTAGCTAAATCATGAATAAGATAACTTAAAAAAAAAGCCATTTTTCTGGATTTAAAATAATCTTTTATATTTAATTTAGTTAATTTAATTGTAAGATTTCTTTTACATTTTTCACAAGGTAACAAAAATGTCAATAAATTTAAAAATTCTTCGTATTGTGACGCATTAGACATAAGAGACAGTGTGTGTATTGTTGCCCAAATTGGTGGACCCCAAAATTCTTTATTTTTTTTATCTAAAGTATCTGTAGTTATATCCATTATTGATTTAAATTTTAGAAATTTAAATTAATTTTCACAAAAAACTATTTCATCTTCGCCATTTTCACCTTCAATATTATCGTAAACATAGAACTTAATTCGATTAAATTTTCCTATTATAATTCTGTCAAAATTTTCGTAAATATTTAAATCTGTATCTATTTTATACATAAAACTGTAAAATTTATTATCTTCATCTTTGTAAGATAACGAGATTCTTGTGTCATCACATATATAAACAGTAGGCTCCAAAAAGAATTTAGAGTAAATTTCAAATTTAACCAAAAGACTTTTAAAATGAGATCTAGAGTCTTTGGTCTTACACATTTTATAATATTCTATGTGATCTCTACATAACATATTATATAATTCAATATTACTTACACTTTTCATTAATAAATCAACATTATTTTCGACACTTCGTCTATGTAATATCAAATCTCTCTGAGATAAATTCATTTTGTTATCTATCAAAATCTCAAAATTTAAGCTAAAATTTATCAATTTTAAAAATTGATAAATTATTTTTAAATTTTTAAGAAAAATAAAGTTTCGAATATGATTGAACAAAAAAAAGTTGTCCTAACCAAATCTCAAGAAAAATTTCTCTACAGAATGAGAAAATATATGTACAAAGGAGACATACAAAAATTGAGAGAACATATGGAAAATGGAACTAAATTTATTCACGGAGCGGATATTATGGATAATATTCTAATTGTGGATAAAGAATATGAACCTTATTATTTCAAACTTAAAAAATATAAATAAATATATTTAAAAAATAATTAAATTTTAATCATAAAATTTAATACAATGATATAAGAATTTTAAATATCTCCACAATCATTTATATTATATATGTATTCAAATACATTGCTATCTTTATTAAAGAAAATAGTTATTTTTTGTTAACATAACCCTTATATATTTCACGATTTTCAATAGAATCGTTATTTTATATTTTATCTAATAAAGTTTTTAAATTAATTTTATAGTTTTCTCTCTTCAATCTGTTTATTATTTTTTTTTATTACCAAGAGTTCAAATTTATCATCAAATTCAGAAATATACTGAAAAATTGATTTTTCCATACTTTCCATATTTAAACTTGAAATTAAAGCTCTTACAATCTTCAATATAAGAATCGTAATATATATATCAAAAATTAATTCTTCTAACGAAGTTTTATTATCTATTTTTATAAAATTTCTTACTTAATAATTTACAACAAATAAAAATTCTAATTCATATCTAAATGTTCCTAAAAGATTACATACGTCTCTAAGAATTTCTATTGTTTTCAATATTTTCTCAACAATTTTGTAATTTTTATGAAAATTTTATCATTTTATGAAAAATTGATAAAAAAATATTAATTTATTAATTTTTGATTAAATTATTCTATCAAAATGGTTAATACATTTGTAACTCATTTACACGAGGTACCTACTAATGAAATAGACTACAAAAAATCTGCAAAAAATCTAGATATTGAAAGATTATTCAAGCAAATTGTAGAGGCTAAACAAATCTTAGATATATTAGAACAAGTAAGATTTGTAGCTAATTATTTTGGATGGGAATACTATGACCCAGTTTTAGACGAAGAGGCATACATCTCAAGTCAAGAAATAATAGACAATTATTTAGATAGAGTCAGCAAATATCTATTTATCAAAAAAAGATATACAGAATCACCTATTCGACTTATTATTAAAGATGGAGAAATATTCGAAATTTCTAAGAAAAAGACTATTTACCGTATTAATAAAACTGTTGATAAATGGGTAGATAATGGAGATGACAGTGTAACTATTTGGGTGAATAGTTCTACACATTCTAAAAAATTAGTACGTGGTAGATTTCTTACAAAAGATGATGGCTATGATCTTTCTTTTGGAAAACGATTCAAAAAAAGATTACCTTATCTTTTCGATAAAGAAGATGTTTGTTTTCCTGAGGATACTTATATCTCATTAGGTTTTGGACAACATGCAATTAATAAGATGTGGGTAGGTTATGAAAATTCATTAAAAGAATATATTAATTCACACTTGAAAGTCTATCTTAAAAAAAAGAAAAAAGATGGAAATTTTCGAAGAACTTCGATAAAATGTTACGATCTAAGTAATGAAATAATAATTCATCCATGGTGGTTGACTAGAACAAATTGTGTAGTTCTTTCACATAGAGCTTCACTTTTGCGAAAGACTTCGACTCGGAGAGATTATCGTCAAGTTGGTGAGGAATATTATTGGTGGTATAGAGATATTCCTGAATTTGAAGAAAGTTGTAGTGAGTGGATGGAGTATGGATATATATGGACAGGTTCTTTAAGCTCTGAGTATAACGAATACCTTGTGTCGATGTGTGATGGTGAGGTTCCTGATAAAAAGTATGTATGTTCTCCTATAAATGCAGATGATCAACCTAATAAAAAACGATATTAAGAGTAAATATCACTTCGATAAAAATGATAAAAACTAAACTTTTTTAGTTTTTAAAAAAATTGTAATATGAAAGTATTAATTGTTTACGGAACAGGTTCTCAAGTTTCAGTTTCAGAAGATGATGAACCTCACGTCATTCTTCAGGGAAGGTGTGATGAAGCTATGGAAGAATATAAAAAGGATGTAAATAACAGTGTTTTTGTGTTATGTGGTGGTCTAAATAAAGATGTACCTGTTAGTTTAATTATGAAAAATTACTTAATAAGTAGAGGTATTGATGAAACTAAAATACTTATTGAAACTAGATCTAAAAATGATATTGAGATGGTTATAAACTCTTTTGAAAATGTTCAAAAATATATCTTTAATATTGAGTCAATCAAAGTTTATATATCATATTACTCTTATGAACGATTTTCAATATTATTAGATAGGTATTTCTTAGATGATTATGAAATTATTACCACAGAATTATATCACGAATATAAAGATGTTTTTCATTGTGAACAACTTGAAAAACAAATGTTGAAAACTCTTCCAAAATATTATTCAAAATATGATAAGCTTCTAAAAAAAGTATATAAAAATTTAATTTATTCCTTAAAAGAAAATGACAACTATTCAAATTCTGTCAGATCTACATCTAATAGATGTAGAGGAAATTAAAGATTTGTATGCTAAAGGTGACGTATGTGTTGTGGCTGGAGATATTTGTGAGATTGACTCGCAAATAGACTTATACACTACATTTTTAGAATGGTGTTCAAATAACTTTGAACTTGTAGTGATAATAAGTGGTAATCATGAATACTACTCCATTGTAAATAATATACAAGACACAGATAATATTATAATTAATTTAGTTCAAAAATTTGATAATATTATTTTTTTACAAAATGATGTTTATGTATATAAAAATATAAGATTTATAGGATGTACTCTTTGGTCACAAATACATAAATCAGTTAGGGTTTTTAAAAACCTAAATGATTTTAGAAGTATACCCAACTTTAATTTTAATAACTATTTAAAATTATTTGATAATTGTGTTGAGTTTTTGAATAGTATCCAAAGAGATGAAAATTATGTAAATATATTTATAACACATCATTTACCAAGCCACAATCTTATAAATGATAAATATAAAGGTTTTGGAGAGGTTAACACGTGTTATGCAAGTAATCTAGATCATTTATTATATAATGCGGATATTTGGATTTTTGGACATAGTCACAGTTCATTTGACAAAATACTAAATGGATGTAGATGTATTTCTAATCCAAAAGGTTATGGGAATGAAAATAAAGAATATGATCCTGAAAAAATTATATGTGTTTAAAATTAGTAATTTATCAAATAATAAAAAATGATAAAATTTTTTGTGATTAAAATAATTATATTAATTATTTTGACAAAAATGAATTTAGAAAAATTAGCTGGAATAGATGATTCGGATCTTATTTATTGTATTAAAAATAGAACTATCACTTCTGTGAATATATCTAGTTTTAATTTAACAGAACTTTTAAGAGGAGCATTCTATTCTAAATATTTAAAAAATAGAGTGGCTAAATACCTAAAGTATAAACCACTTCCTTTAAAAACTTATTTTGACAATACAGACAATAAGATAATTATATATCTTCATCAGATAAAATCATTAGACTTTATGAGAATGAGAGAGTCTGTACCTTCTCATTATGGTATCAAAGGTGGTATGATGTGTTTAGATGTAGGTCTCGGAAAAAGTTTTATATCAATGGTACATTCATTGATAACACCAAAACTAGTAAATAATCGACGTCCAAAAGGTTATCCTACTTTGATAATCTGTAGTAAGACATTATTACCTAATTGGAAATTTGAGTTTGAGAAGTTTTTTTTGGATGATGTTAAGGTATTATATCTACATAATGATTATCTATGTGATTATGATATCTCAGAGATAAACCAAGATATTGTCTGTGAATATGACTTTGTTATAACGACTTATGATGTCTGTATGAAAGGTTATCGAGAATGTCATATTGGAAATGACGTAGAACTTAAGATAAAAAATAAAGTAAATTCTACTAAGACTAAAGATGTATTACAACGTAGTCGTAAAATGTCAAATAATCCTCTTATAAAAGGAGAAGGTGTAGTTTATTATACACCTTGGGAAAGAGTGGTGTGTGATGAATCGCAGATATTTTCCAATCCAGATACAAAAAAATTTAGAAGTATGATGGGTATATATGCCAGATTCAAATGGTGTCTGACAGGTACTCCTATTAGAAATTACGACACAGACATTTGGACACAACTTAGATTTTGTGGTTATAATCAAATTACAACTAAAAAAGAATGGAGAGCCTTTGGTCAATACAAGTTAATAGAACATTCACTATATGATTGTGTTCAAAGAATGTCTTACGAAGATGCAGGTATAGTCCTTCCTGACAAAATATTCCATAAAATATCTATAGACCTTTCAAATAAAGAAAGGTTATGTTATGATTTTATAGAAGGTAATACAAAATCTATATACGAAAAGATGTTGACAGGAGTATTTACATTTTCTAGCATTTTAGCTTTATTCACTAGATTAAGACAATGTAGTATTGCACCTTATCTTATGATAAAAGAGAAATATGAACTTCAGAATGGTATTATAAATAATCCTGACAATGAAAGGGGTAAAAATTTTGGTGGAGTTACTCATAATATTATGAGTGATTTGAGGAATAAAAATCCTAAATTATTTAGTTGGTTGAAAAATAAAAATGGAACTTCGGGTTTAGAATCCTCAAAAATATCCAAAATAATAGAGATAATTAAATATGAAATACCTATAGATGAAAAGATTATTATTTTCTCAATGTTTAATACAGTACTAGATCTATTAAGAGATAGATTAGATGACGATGGTATACAATATGTACAAGTAGATGGTACTGTAAAAAATAAAGAACGATACTCACGTATTCAAAGATTTAGAAAAGATCCAGATATTCAAATATTATTAATGAATTATAAAGTTGGATCTGAAGGTTTAACTTTGATCGAAGCGAATCATGTAATACCAGTCGAACCATGGTGGAATTCATCTGTGATAGACCAAGCTGTAGGAAGATGTCATCGTTTTGGTCAACAGAAAGATGTAAATGTCTACCAGATTATTAGTGATAATACTATTGAAGATAGAATCTTGGAAGTCTGTGAGGAAAAAGATAAGTTAAGGAATAAATTTCTATCTAAAACTAGATCCGAACCAAATATCTCATTAGATAAATATAGTTTAGGTAGATTGTTGAACTATTATAAATAAAAATTTATAATGTAATATAAGATTAAAATGGAATCTGTATCTATTATACTTATAGGTTTTGTAATATTATGTATCATAGTAGTTATACTTTTCGAAAAAAATAAAAAATCATCCAATAATGATAAAGTTCAAGATGAACAAATAACTGATATTATACCTAATTATGAAAAAATTAACAATATACCTAATTATGAAAAAATTAACAATATACCTAATTATGAAAAACTTAATAATATTCTTCAATATGAAAGACCTAAAAAACCTGAAGCCTCAGACTTTGAATATGCCTATGATAAAAATCAAGGACCATACCTAGGAAAACCAATGAATGTTCCCGTTCCTGCTCGTTCATTAAAACTAAGTAATGAACAATACAAATACCCATTTTATAGAGCTCAAATACCACTACAACCATATGATTTTTTTAAACCATATGGACCTAATAACTCTAGTATGCAGAACACAATCGTTCCATCTGATACTCCTTTTTATTATTATCCAAATGAATATACTCCTACATTGAATACAGTTCCATTTATAAGTTCTGTGGATTCATTTGCGCCATTTCCAGAGGTAAATACTCCTTGGGAAAAAACAGGTATTTTGACTAATATATCTGTTGATGATTTCAGAGGTAGACGTAAAGAGATTTTAAATCTTTATCGTAGACCTATTGCTCCTCTTCAAGATCTATTTGAATATACAGTTCAAGATAAAGATGGTTTTATAATTAAATTAGAAAATGTTAAATTCTTAGAAGATGGTGATATTATTCCTTTTATAACAGGAAAAAATGGTAAATGGAAAGTACATTCTTACATAGATAATAAATGGGTGTGGGCGTAACAGATCCTGATCTAGTATATTTTAATTACTCCGATAAGAGTATATCGAGTTTAGATAAACTTATTTTGGAATTAGAAAATGAACCTGATAATAATATAAAGTATTCAATTAAATTGATGATATGTTTCATAACTATACTTTTATTTATAATATTTTCTTTGTTTGTGACAATATCATTTATATGTTATTTTTTAGTTAGTGGTCTAGAATATACAGACAATATAAAAATAGTTATATACTTTTGTATCGAAAGTACACTCATTTCTACTATAACAGGGATTATAATTTGTGGAGTATTTTTAATTCCTAAGTGTTTTACAAAGAAAAATTAATTAATTAAAATTAATTAATGGGAACTGAAAATTGCGAATTGATCAAAGAAAATTTAGAGGAAGTAGATCAAGAATCTAAATATTCTTTTTTTAAATTTATTTTAAAAGATTTTACTGAGTTGTTTAGTAATATTAGTAACAGGAAAAACACATTAACTACACTCATATTTATCTCGACATTTATATCGACATCTTTATTTTTGGGAATTTGTCTTTTGGGTGTTTATATTTTTACAATTTGGTCTTTGGTTGTTTATGGTTACACTAGTACGTTAATTATGTTTATTTTGGAGACTATTGTTTTTTCTCCATTTATTTTATTACCTATTACTTATTTTTTAGTTAAATTGTATCAATGGTTTTTTTAATTAAAAATGTTCTTTAATTAATTAAATGAATCATTTCCAAAGAGGTCAAATACTCCAATATTTAATATCAAGATTAGGTTCTACAGATAATAATCTTCACTCTTATATCCACAATGATAATATCAATGATATCACTTGGAATCTAAGAATTGTATCTTCTAATATCATGAATGATCCATATTTATTACCTAATTTGATATTATACGAGGGTAATAATTTTTCTAATAGTGAATATTATGGTCGATGTTTTCAATTTATTATCGACAATCGGAAAAATTTCTATATTCCTGAAAATGACAAAGAATTATGCAAAGAAAGTATGTTACTTATGTTCGACCTTTTATCAAAATCTAAGAAAAATGAAATGAATAAACCGCATATACTTAAAAATTATAAATGTAAAAATTGTAAATATTATATTTATCGAGGTAATCAAAATATAATGAGATGTTCATGTCCAGAGCAAAATATTCTTACAATAGAATGTAAAGAAAAAAATCCAATTAAATATTGTCGTCTAGATGATTTTTATATAAAATAAAATTTTATTTTATATAAAATAAAATTTTATATAGTTAAATTTGTTTACGAGGTAAATTATCGTAAATTAGAGTTATAATTCTATCTAAAGATAGATATGGATAAGTATTAACGTAATAATCTAAATGTTTTTTACAAAACATAGTTCTACGTTTTTCATCAGGGAATATAGCCCCAAAATTTCCATATAAAGTACAATCATCATGAACACATATCCTACTATAATCTTTACTGCGTTGTTTAATATTTTTATTTTTGTTTAAAATTCTAAGTTTTTTAAGATTATTAAGAAATTGTTGAGGTACATTCACGGGGTAGAATTTTTTATCTAAATTTAATAATTGACATTCTACATCTTTAGGTTTGTGATCTTCACAATACTTAGTAGTACCTAAATGATATTTAGGAGCATTAGTACAAATATTACAATACCCAAAATATATGTGAATCATATCTTCGTTTTTGTGTTCCGAACAATGAGTTGGTATATTTCCACCTTTCGAACAGAAAAGGGCTACATTATTACAATCCGTTTCAATACAATCAAAATCTTCTGGTATTGTATCTTCTAAATACACCAATTCATAAGATTTTAATGGTTTATAATCATTCTCTTCATCATCAGTTTCTTCATCATCAAAAATATAATCTTCATCAGTATTATCTTCGACTACATCGTCTGAAAGATTAGTAAACTTTGATTTTTTTCTAGGAGGTACTGAATTTACCGATATAGGAGAAAACAAATTTATATCTGAAGTTTCATTTTTATCAGAATTTAATTTAGTCAAATCTTTAGATTTAAATAAACTATCTCCATTCATATTTTTGTCTCCAGTATTATTAGGTAAATGATTAGAAGAACTACTAATAGTGCTAATTCTAATAGAATCATTACCTGAATACATTTTCTCATTTTCGTTTAGATCAAATAAATCTTCAGTTCTATGAAATTGTTCAGATTCTCTATGTAGTTCTCTTTCGACACTTTTATGAAGTTGTCTAGGTTCTCTACGTGGATCGCGATCTACACTTTTACGAAATTGTTCGGATTCTCTAGGTAGTTCTCTTTCGACACTTTTACGAAGTGAATCAGATTTTCTACGTGGATCGCGATCTACACTTCTTCGAATTTCTGCAGGTTCTCTTTCGACACTTTTACGAAGTGAATCAGATTTTCTACGTGGATCACGATCTACACTTCTTCGAATTTCTCCAGGTTCTCTTTCGACACTTTTACGAAGTGAATCTGATTCTCTACGTGGAGATTGTATCCTTCGACTAATAGATCTTTCAGATTCTTTACGTAGATCTCTTTCCACACTAGAATATGAATATTCACGTAGTGAACTTTGATTATGAACTCTTTCAGATTCCTTGTGTGGAGTTTTTTCATTAGAACTTTTCCCGATTGTTTTATCAGAGTTTGATTGATCTATAATTATCGAAGAGATATTATTTTTATCGGAATTATTCTTTGAACTTGTTATGAACCAAATTTCCATACCATCTATCATTTTGATATCTACTGAACCAACTCTTAGACTATTACCGTCTATTACGAATTTTCTATTAGGAGAAAAAACATTTTCTACTTTATGAGGATATTCGTTGTTGCGTTGAAGTCTAAGACTGTGTTCTGGTCTTGGTGATTTGCTCATATCGAAATATTTTGATAATAACGTAAAAATTTCAAAAATTTTTATCATTTTTTAATATAATGAATTTATTTCTAAAGTTTCAATTACACTCTTTTTCTTCAAAGTTTTCCTATCAATATACCTTTTAGATATATTTTTTTTGATACAATCATACTCTTCAATATTAAGGTTTTCAATGCATAAAAAGTCATTATTGTCGGACATTTTCATTGTATTTAAACTTGTGGAATTATCATCTATAGATGTGAAAAAATATTCTTTATTTTTAGAATTTAATTTTGAAATTTTGTAGTAAAAAATTGAATTATCATTAATTAATGTATTTTTATCTTTATTAATATTTTTTAATTGCATTATAGGATCTATTATTTTTTTGAACAAAACTCCGTACATATTATTTTTTGGAGAATAAGGTATAACGTTTCCATTTATAAGATGAATTACATTAACACCTGAATTTGTAAAAAAATTAAGTTTATGTATAAGGTTTTCTAGTTTAGATTTGAACATTTTACATAATATTTTTATTTTTAATAAAAATATAATTTTATGTAAATAATTATTTTTATTTTAATATTAAAAAATAAAAATGGAAGAAAAATTCGACGATACATTAGGATATTGGGTAAATTTTCTACCATACATTCTTAAAAGTAACAACGACACTACTATTACAAGAGAATATTTGATATATGATTTTATATATAGAGATTTTTTCAATAATTTTTTAGAAATGATTGATCAATGTGATAATAATTCTATTTTTAATTACTACAAACCTAAATTAGGTAATATTAATAAGAAAGAACTATCTGATACAGGTATAAAAGTTAATGGTCTGTACATTAATCTTAATAATTTCGAAAATTTTATAGATTATTTTGAGTATTATATGAATTATAAACAAAACATAAGTAAAGATGATATATCTAGTCATATACCTAAATATTTAAATATTCCAGATGTAAATATCGAAAATATACAAGATTTAGATTTCAATAAGTTAGTATATCCTGATTTAAGTAATTTAAAAACTTTATTTTTTAAAAGAAGAGTTACAGAAGAAGAACAACACAAATTTGATTTAAAATTTGAATATTTAACTACATTAATTGAATCGTTAAGAATGATGAAACAATATAATGAATGTATATTTCCGAAAATATTTAGTACTTGTAGTTTTATGGATAATATATCTAGAGAAAGAGATGAGACAACAGATTATATCTTGGGTATAAAACCTTTACCTAATACAATGGGATATTCAGATCTAGCAGATATTATAGTATCATTAGACGATGATGATTTGAAGATAGAAATTAATACTGATAATGATAAAATTTTGAAATTAAGTGAAGAGTATAGGTATGTGTGTTTAGTAGTTTTTGTAAATGATAGTGATAAATTAACCATCGATAACTATTGTGACAGTCATAGACTCTTAATTCTATTAGACAATGAAACTAAAAAAGTTTACAATTTTTATGGTAAAATTTATTACGAGACGTTTGGTGATAATAATTATATAATTGCTAGTGAAGTTTTAAAAAGATTAAATTTAGATAACTCTTTTTCTGATTATATAGATATAATAGACAAAAATTCAGAAAAAGATCACTTATTCAATATTATAGATATTGAAAAGATAAATAAAGTTAATATAGATAACGTAGTAATGATAGATTGGCCTTTTTGGATTTTAGAAGTTATATTATGTAATATAGATAAGATTGGAAATGATTTTATCAAAAATAGTATATATTCAATATTACAAAAATATAATATAGTTAATTATATTAATGGACTTACATTAAAAACTTTCAGTCGTTTGGAAACTTTTGACTTCAAGTTAAATGGATATTTGACAGGTTCTGAATATAATGAATTATGTAAAAAATATTTATAACGATAATATAAAATGGATGATATTTTAGAGATAGCTGAATCTATATCTATAGAAGATAGTCCTAGTCAATCAATAGAATTATCTAGATCTACAAAAAAGGTTATAGACAATGAATTAGATGATAGAGTTAAATATTGGATAGATTTAATTCCTTATATTTTGAGAGGAGAAAAGAGAATGTATTTTCGTGATCCGAAATTCTTAAAAAATATGAGGAATTTTGAAAAAAGTAAATGCCAAAAAGTGTCTAATTATTTTTCATACATTCCACAAGATAGTATCGAAGATAATGAGACAATAAAAGTAAATGGAAATATTGTTAGCTTAAGCAAAGCGATCGATTTTTTGGAATTTAATGAATTTACTAAATTAAAAAAAGATAATATTTTGAACAAAACTATAATCAATCCAGAAATACCTTATACAAATTCTATTGTTGATTTGAAAATACCGAGTATACTAAATCAATTATATAATATAATAAACATTGACAGTGTTCTATTTTTTAATGAATTAAAATTACATATATCTGAAGAAAAAAATATAGATTATATTGAACTACCTAGTAATGATATCAAAAATATAAACAATATTAAAAAATCTATTGAAGATAACAAAGATAAAAAAATATTTATAGCTTCATTTGGTAGAACATCTAAATGTGCTACATTGTTTATTATACCTTCTAAAAATTTAATGTTCGCTTATCTTGACAATACAGCTTACGATATTAATAAGATAAAACGGATACAATTAGATTATGATCTTCAAATAGTATATCCATATATTTCTGAGAGTTTGGAAAAGATGAATGAAAAATATTCAATGGAAATTTTCTGGGATATTTGGCTAGTTAATTTATGTCTTTTTAACATGGATTTTACAGATATTAATCAATTAATAATCTCGTCTATTTTTAAGATCATAATGGAATTCGGTCTAAGAGAATACTTAAATATGTATTATAATTATCAGTTGAATGTATCTAAAATTGTAATGGATGAAAATTATCTATCTGAAAATAGTAGTATAGATGATGTATTAGAATCTATATATTTTGATGATAATGAAATAATATTTTAAATAATATTATTTAAAGTATGGACAAAGATATTCTTGTAAAATATTGGATAGATTTTCTTCCATATGTTTGGGATGATAAAGAGAATATTTTCGAATGTAGAAGGAGGTACATAAGTTATGATAATTTAAAGTATTTGAAAGAATTAAAAAATTATTTGGAAGATTGTCCTAATCCATCCAAAAAATTCTTTGATATTTTAAAGATAATATCTTTAGATGATAATGACTACATTCAAAAAATAGAAGATAAAAATTTAAAATTAAAAATTAATGGAAATTATATAGATTATAGTTCCTATTTTAATTTTGTAAACTTTTTTTCAAAGTTGATGAATCTATCTGGTAATGTAATATCGAGAGATAATATCTCTAATACTCTTTTAAACAAAGTCTTTGTTTTAGATAGCGAGAGACTTTCAAGTTTAGATTATAATCCAGATCTATATAAACAATTGCAGATACCAAAAATCTCAGGTAGATTCTATCGAAAATATTCTAGATATGAAATTTTTGAAAAATTTAGTCTATACAGATATATTATAATAGGAACTAATATTACAAATAAATATAGGGTAGTATTTCCAGAACTATTGGAAAAATGTAAATCTTTAAAAAAATCAGACAAAAGTTTTAAACCTTCAGATTTTTATTATAGAATCTCTTTAGGTAAAAGAAAAATCTACACAGTAAAACCTAATATATCTAAGAGCATAATTTATTATATAAATAGATTTGGTAATGTGTGTATAAGGTTAAGTATAGAGGATTATAATATGACTATTCTTTTTAGTAAAAAGATGAGTTCTATTTTTTGTATTTGTGATCCAGGATTGATAGAATATATGTCAAATTTTGAAGTAAAAATTAAAGACATATTATTAGAGATATTTTTATTTAAATCTAAAAATGACGATTATAATGTAAAGTATTTCTATACATTTACTATTTTTGAACCTAATAATTTTAAATCAAATACATTATTCTTAAATTTATTAAAAGATATAGAAGACAATTATTCAGATGAAATATTAAAATATTATTCCATAGATAACTATTACAAAAATTTATTTTTAACCCTTGCTTCATACATAACAACAACAACTGTGGAAGATGATATTATCAGATATGATTGGGATCTTTGGTTTGTGGAGATAATAATATTAAATTTAGATAATATAAGTAGTATTTTTTATAAGGATCTTTGTAAAAATGCTATATATACTATATTAAATAATAGAGAGATAATACATTATATTACAAATTTGATAGAATATCTCTCTGTTGAATTTAGAAAATACGGTTCTAATTTTGTTAAGGATGGTATTAATATAAATGAAGTAGACATAGAAAAAGTCTGTAAATTATTGTGTAAAAATATCTAGATATTTTTACATAAACATCTTGATTAAATCCCTACGTTCCCAATCATCTTTTTTATTACCTATATATGGTTTACCGTAACCATTAGAAAGAAGATATTCTGTAAGGGTGATCCACTTATTCTCAAATTTAGATGGTAAAAATATAGCTCCAACAACACGTCCTCCATATTTATCCCACTTAATTAACTTAATCTTAACATCTTTGTCTAGTATCATTTTCCTTACTTTGTCTCTAACAAAGATAGCGGCTTTTTTTTCTAGATTTTTCATTTCTATATCTTCTGCAGAAGGATTTATCTCTGGACAATCAACTCCCATAACACGAATATTTATATTTATATACTCACTACCGTATTCATATATAACAGAACATGTATCTCCGTCATACACATTATAAACACGAGCTACAACTATTTCACCTTTTCGTGGTACTCTAGAAATATATTTTGGATTAGGCCACATCTTAACTACTGTACATTTAGATGAGATATCTGATCTAATATAATCTTGATCTAATTCTATCTGAGACTTAGTGTAGTAATTACCCATAATTATATCTAAAATTTTAATTTTTAAAGTTAGTTAAATGGTCGAATATCAACAATATCAGAATTTTCATCTTTTTCAATAACATAAAATCTACCATCTATCTCGATCACCTCAGGAGGTTCACCATCTCTTTTTATCATATTAGTTTCAGGATCAATCCATCCTTTTTCTTCAGCATGTCGTCGTGCACACCTACGAATTGCGCTTGGATCAGGAGCATGTCTTGCATATGACATGGCGGCTATAGCTCTTTTGGGTGTATCTACGGGGTATGTATATTTACATTCTTCTCCACCTTCTTGACCACAAAATTCATCTTCTGGAACATCTTTATATTTATTTTTATGATATTCGCAATCTTTTGACATTTTAATTTTATCTAAATTTAAAATTATTTTTAAATTTATTTAAACTACAATTCTATATATAATTGTTTTGTGTCCCTTCATTGTTTCAGAATCTCGTATTATTTTTATAACATCACCCTTTCTTCCACCTATTATTTTCACGACGGGATCACTGCTTAAAATATTAGGTAAAATTCTAGCCTCGGATTCTGAATCTATTTGATATGAGTTATAAATTAATTTTTTTTCCTGTTTAGAACAGATAATATGTTCAGGGACATAACTGTGTTTCATAATATCGATTGTAAATTTTTTTGTATAAAATACATCGATATAAACTTTTTCCTTTCGATAATTTGAAATTATAGATTTAGCGGCAATAGTTATAGAATCATCTACTATAACAATAGAGATATTACAATCATTATTATCCATCTCTTCTTTTATTTTGTTTATATTTTGATTTATCTTTGTCTCTATCGGCCAAAAAACCATAGTTTTTTCATTTTCTTTCTCTATTAAAAAATTCATATTATTTTTCAAATCTTTCTCAGTCTCTGTATCATACTCCTCTATAAATTCTGAATAAGACATACTCATATCTTGAGTATCATAACCACGATAACCGAGAGTACTTAGTACAGTCTCTCTTGTTTTCCATAATTCTTTAATTCTAATTTCTTCCATATACAATTTTTAAATTATTTATATTTGTAGAATGAATTATCTCATTTTTTGTGAGAATGTATTGGATTTAAATATAAAATTTTATACTTTAGGTTTAAATGTAACTAAATCACACACTGGATTTAAATCACAATATGTGTATCTATCTCCACATTTTTTTACATCCACACTATTTTTAAATAAATAATTACCACGTAAATCTAATTTTAATAATTTTTTACAATTACTTATTTCGATCTTTCTTAAAAAATTTAGGGAAAGATCGATGTGTGATAAATTATTACAATTAGAAAATTTTATTGAATTTCCATTAGAATAATTCATTTTAAAAAATTTTAGTTCAGTATTATTAATTTCAGTTAAAAATGTAGTTTGTATATCACAAGAGTTAATTGATCTGCAAATAACTAATTCGAGATTTACTATACTTTGTGGAATATTAACATTCATAATATTAGAATTTGACACTTTTAGTGATTTTATATTCTTATATTTTAGAAATGAATCTTTGAATATATCATAATTAGATACCTCTAAAATTTTTACATTTTTTAAAAAACAATTCGGAATAAATTTTGATTTATTTATTTCCGCAGATTTTTGATTGACATTACAATTTATTAAAGAGACTAGATTCAAATAAGAATTTGTAGAATCAAAAACATCTAATACAAAACAAAAATTTATCATAATTTTAATATATTAAAATTATATCTTTAACTCATTCCTGACAATCCTTGAGGTCTGACTACATTTTGTAAAATAACTCCCACTTTTTGACTTACATCTCTCAAAATTTCATCACTCCAGAATGGAAGTTGTTTTCCATCTGTAATTTCACTACATTCATTTTTATGTTTTTCCCAATATAATGGATCATCACTTTTAGAGTACAATACATCGTATTTTTTCTTAGCCATCCACAACTTAATTGTATGATCTATAACAGTCCATCCATACATAACTGATGCAGCACCCAACTCGTATAATTCTTCTACTTCTAAATTTTGCAGAGCGTCTTTCCAATAATTTATGACTGAATCTGGAAAGTCAGCAATACAACCTTCTGAATATAGTTTATTATAGCTTAAGACTTCGAGGCCTTCGTCATATGTTGACCAGTAGTCCCAAACTTTTCCTGATGGAATTCTCCCATTTTCGTCGGAAAGTTTATCTAGTACACTAACCTTCCAATTATCAACTCTTTGATTATTTAATTCATGAACTGTTTTTGTGAGTGGTCTTTCATTTCTGGAGATGTTTTTTTTCAGCATACTAGTGGCATCAGAGACCAAGATAGGTGTAAGATATTCACCTCCCGAGTTATACATTTTACATCTCTAAAATTATTTTTAAGTCGGTTCAAAAAATAGAGGCAATTCTAAACGAACACTTTTATTTTTATTAAAATTACAAGTCAGTTCATAAGATATATATAGACTTGTTTCATATATTTGGTAATAATCTAATATTTTCTCGTCGAATATATAAAATTTACGAGTATGATTATAACTACAAAAATTATAAGTTAAAAAATAAATCAAATCATTTTCGATATCTTTCCGGTCTTCTTTTATAAAAAGAAAATAAGATGCACAGTTCTCTTTAACTTTTTCGACATTCAATATCTTGTATTGTGTGTATATTTTTTCTCCTATAGGTTGTATAGAACAATCTATGTATATAAATTTGATAAGTTCATCTAAACACAACTCAATACATTTTATTAATATAGGTTTAGGTTTAGATAATTCTACTTTCAATTGAGATAGTATATCGAATTTGGATACATGAAGTGGTAATGTTCTAGTGTCTATATATCTTTGACCGTCAAAAAATACAACATCATTATCTTTATCGAAAAAAGAATTATCAAATTTAAATTTTTTATTATTTTCGAATACAATAGTTATATCTTTAATGTTTGGTTCTACAAATATACCTAATTTTATTTTTAATCTCCTAGGTATTAAAAAGACCCATTTATTATCTTTATAATAAGGTCTTAATCTTACAAAATATATAAAAGATCTGTTGTTTGTTCTTTTTGTAAAATCAATATCGTAATCATCTGTAGATAATGATTGAGTTAAAATTTGGAGATTTTCGAAAAAATTAGATTTTTTAGCAATGTGATTAATATATTGAATATATGCGTCATGTCTATTCCTTATCATTTTTAAAAAGTATCTCTATAAAAATGAATTGAAAATAAAAAATATATTCTAAATAAACAAATTGTTATTACTATGGATTTTCTTTCACTACTCAAAAATCTTTCCCAAGACTTAAATGTCGACTTGACTATTATCGAGTCAAAAGTATCTGATTTAGAAAAATTTAAAGATGATTTTTCAAATGAAGATATTTTCAATGAACTCTCAGGTGTATGTCAAAACAAAGGATATATACATCCTGACTGGTCTATGTTAGCCGGTAGGATCAAGGTCAAATATTATAAATCCACTAGTATACCACCCACTTTTTCACAATCTACTGAAAAACTTAAAAAATGCCTCAAAAAAGATTACTATGACTTTGTCATTAAAAATTCAGATAGATTGGATGAATTAATCATCGATGATATGGATTATAATTTTGATATTTTCCAGTTTGAAACTTTGAAAAGATCTTATTTACTATCTCTTATAGAATATAAAAATGGTGGTAAGATACTTGTAGAATCTCCATCATATATGTATATGAGAGTAGCTACATTCTTATATTATAAAAATAATCCTGATGATATAGACGAAATAATATCTAATATTTCTAGAGTCTTTTTAAATCTAGTACATAGAAAATATTCTCATGCATCACCTACTCTGTTTAATAGTGGATTAAATAATCATCAATTGGCATCTTGTTTTACTATGACAGTTGAAGATTCATTTGTTGGATTGGCTAAGTCATGGTCAGATGTAGCGATGTGTTCAAAATATAATGGTGGATTAGGTGTTGACATGAGTGATATTCGTCATTCTGAGATAGGTGAAACAGGAGGTGAATCTGAAGGTTTAGTTCCTTGGTTACAAATTCAAGATAAGATTTTGAAAGCTGTAAATCAGGGTGGAAAACGAAAAGGTTCAGGAACTTTTTATATTCCATGTTGGCATATTGATGTCGAAGAATTTATAGAATTGAGAAAAAATATAGGTAGTGAAGAAATGAGAGCACGGCAGATATTTTTAGGTTTGTGGATGTCAGATGAATTTATGAGAAGAGTAAAAAATAATGAAGAATGGACTTTATTTTGTCCTGCCAAAGCTCCAGGACTAAATGATAGATGGGGTGTCGATTTCGAAATGAAATATCGTGAATACGAAGAAAAAGCTAGAGAAGGAAAATTATCAAGATTTAGAATCGTAAAAGCTAAAGATATTATGATTAAGATAATCAAGACACAATGTACCACAGGAATGCCTTTTGTTCTTTACAAAGATGCTGTAAATCGTAAATCAAATCAGATGAACTCAGGAACTATAAGAACATCAAATCTGTGTGTAGAGGTAGTTCAGTATGTTTCTAAAAAAGAATCTAGTGTATGTATTTTAGGATCGATGTGTATTCCATCTTATATTAAAATAGATGAGGATGGAAATATTTACTATGATTTTGATGAATTAATAGAAAAAACTGGAGAAATGGTAATAAATCTAAATCAACTTATTGATAGAAATAAATATATTGACACAGTCCCAGAATTAGAATACTCAGCAAAAAAACAAAGAGCCATAGCCATAGGTATGGTAGGTCTAGCTGATGCTATTGCTGAGATGGATATGGTTTGGAATTCAGAAGAGACTAGGGAATTTAATCGTAAAATTGCAGAGGCTATCTATTATGGTGCTGTGAAATCTTCAGTGGAACTTTCAAAAAAGAATGGACCATATGAAATGTTTGAAGGTTCTCCTGCAAGTAAAGGAATCTTCCAATTTGATCTTTGGAATAAAGAAAAATTCGAAAAAGAATGTTCTGGATCTCAAAATGCATCTGAATTTTTAGACTCATTAATAAACTTTTCCTCAGATTTCCAACATACATCATTAAATTTAGATTGGGAATCCCTAAGAAATGAAATGATTCAATACGGACTCAGAAACTCACTTCTTACAGGATATATGCCTACGGCATCTAGTGCGAATATCCTTCGAATGAATGAATGTTTTGAACCATTTACTGAACCCATATATAGTAGAACAGTATTATCAGGTCAGTTTATGATGATGAATAGATATATGGTCAAAGATTTAATGGATATTGATATGTGGAATACAGATACTCTTAAAAAGATTTGGACTGATAAAACACTTAAAAATTTGGTATGTGATGAATTTCCAGAAAGAATGGAACACATAAAAGAAAAATATAAAACAGTATATGAACTTCCACAAAAATTACTTTTAGATTATGCACTTGATAGAGGTCCATATACAGATCAATCACAATCATTGAATTGTTGGTATGATAATCCAGAACCATCCAAGGTTCTCTCATTTTTGATGTATGGATGGGAAAATGGAATTAAAACAGGTATGTACTACCTACGTAGAAACCAACTTCGTGAACCCATAAATTATTCTCTAGACGTACTTAAGATTCCTTCAAAAAAGAAGGTTGTATGTAATGATGAAGTATGTGTGTCATGTAGTGGATAATAAAAAAATTCAATACTCAAAAAATAAAAATTTTATTATTTTAATTTTATAAATTAAAATGGAAAAACAACCTTTAAAACTTTCTTCTTCGATTAATTTTTATAAAAATCATGAACAAATAGGTTTCATATACAATTATCTAAATCGAAAAATTAAGTTATACCACAAAGATAAACTTATACTAATAGTCGAACCAAATTCAAAAATAAAATACAACATAAAAAAATTCAGAAATATCTTTAAAAATGGTAACTGCATAAAAATAAAAGTAGTTTGTCAAAATAGAACATGTGATTATATAACCTATTCATTCGATGAACTACCCTGTGATAAAACACTAAAAGAACTAAATATTGGAATGATCACATCACGTTGGGTAGGTGGTGACTCTTTTCAAACAATAGGTTCTGGTCTAAATGCCGTACAAGGTTTAGGTTATATTCGGTTTCATAATTTTACAGATAAAGGTATCTATCTTAATCAAAATATATATATTCCACCCCACACCATTCTAAGATATTCCGGAAGAGATCATTTCGGAGTTAGACTCGGAACAATATTCAAAGATCAAGAAAATATGTATCCCGATTTTATTCTAACAGTACCAAATACAGATATATACTATGGTGTAGTGTCAGATATTCCTCAACCTGTTTTTGGAGGTTATCAGATAGATGGCAATTTTGATCAAAATCCATCTAATCCACAATTCTTATTAGAAAATGGATGGATGGGTGGCCCCGCTAAAGGTAATATTCCTTTTGGTTATAACTATGTAGAGAATAGATGTTGCTTAGATAAATATCTAGATCGATGGGGTCAAGAAGTTACAATAAACGAAATAAATAATTCCCCTGTAGGTCCTACATACACCAATTCTTCTTAAATTAAATAATTTAAGATCTACAAGCATAACCATTGTCGCAATACCAACCATTTACTTTTGTAAATTCAGCAATAATATGAATAGAAAAACCTAAAATAAAAAACATTATTATGTGGGCATAGATAGAATTAAGATTTGCAGTAGGGAAAAGAACTGTACCTAAAAAGTAGATAATAATACCTACTACAATAGTAGCGATACCTACAATACTTGCTTCAACTAATAAAGAATAAGCCATTTTAATTTTATATAAAATAATTATTTTATATATAAAATAATTATATTAAAAAAATGATATGTAATTTTCGATTTTTTTGTAAATAATAAAAATTTATTTAAAATGTCTAAATTTATCGGACCTATACATTTTAACGGTAAATACTTACATAATGGTTTAACTACTTACAATTTGGATTTGGATTTAGTTAAATTCAAAAGTAGACCTAATCTAGTATTTGTCTATGATAATAGAACTGAGTCAATCTTATGTTTGTTTGAAAATTTAAAACTTGTAAGATTAAATTATTCTTCTAATGTTACTAAACTCTTAAACAAAACTTTAGGATATGAACCATATAATTTAAAAATATTAAAACGTAGAAGAACTTTAAATGATAAAGAAGTAATTTCTATTATAATTAAAAATAGAAAACATTCAATCAATTATTTAGATAAACTTTCTACTAAAAATGATGATCCAGTTGTTATAGAAGGTTCTCATTTTATAAATGATAATTCAGTTATTATAGAAGGTTGTCCTTTTATAAATAATGATGGAACTCTTAATAAAAGATTTTTGTTCTTACCTCTTTTTATAAATAAAAACATAGAACAAAAAAACGAAGACTATAACGTAGATAATTTTGTAAAATTTCTAGACGTGGAAAAATATTCAGCGGAAGAGATTTCTTTATTGAATGATTTTATATCACATTATATTACGAATTCATATTCAAAATACGATCGTTATGATGATATTATTTCAATACTTAACAACTGTTTTAATTAAAAATAAAAAATATTATTTTTTTTATTTACATTTTCCGTAATGTATCAAAATACATAAAAAATATCTGTATTAATTACCCCAGTATATTTACGAAGTCTATATATCGACAAAGGAATAAAATATTATTTAGATTTAGTTAAATTCAGAAGCAGATACAAATGTTAATTTGTCTATGACAAAAACACTAAAACAATTTAGTGTGTTTTTGAAAATCTAAAACTTTAAGTTTTAAGAGATAGGTTAAGTGTATTACTGAATAATATTAAAAATTACAAACCATATCATTTAAAAATTCTAAATCGAAAAAAAAACAATCGTCTTGTAAAAATGTAATAGAAATCATAAAAGAAAATCACCATCTAAAACTTTTAGTTTTTTTTTGAGCCCCGTCTTGGATAGCCGAAAAAAAATGATATCTAGATTTAAAATTTTGAAATATTTCAAATCTTAAACTTTACAAAGATTTATTTTTAAAAATGTCCAAAACAAGTATAATCAATAATTCTCTTACCTATTTAGGAAAATATGTTGGAGAATTTGAATGCGATGGTAAAAAATATAAATTTAATGCTGTAAAATTTAAAGAGTATGAAAACAAATATTTTTTATATGATAGTGAGACAAAATCAGTTTTAGGTCTTTATTATTTACTTCAAGGATTTTCGCCTCTTACTAAAGAACAAATCGATCGACTTGTTGAAACTGAAGATTTTGAACCTTATCATATTAAAGTTTTAGAAAAAAGTAAATATGATACTTTAAATCGATATATGATAAGAGAATTAATACCTTCAGTTAAAGTTTTAAAAAAAAGTAAATATGTTACTTTACATCCACATACGATGAAAGAATTATTACCTTCAACTAATATAGAAAATAATGTATCACTTCATAATGAAGAAAATGATGAGTATAATATACTTTTAAATAATGATAGAACTTTAAGTAAAAAGCTTATATTTTTACCACTATTGTTAAAACAAAGTTCATTTAAAAATAATTTTGATGTAATAAATTTTGTTCAAAAAATAAATACTGATAGTTATTCAACATCAGAATTGAGAATTATATCCCGTTATATTACGGATTCTCTTAATGGTGAAGATGATGAAGATACTGAAGAAATCTGTCTTATACTTGACGGACATTATGACTAAATTTAATTTATAATAAAGATTTTTATATAAAATTACAATTTTTATATAATAAAAAATTAAATAATATGTTTTACAAAAAACAAAATATCATCCGAATCTTTTATCCATTTATATTCTTCCCTCACTTTTTTCTCACGTTCAATATTTTTAGCAAGCTTAGAGAAACCGATCGAATGGTAAAGTTTAATTGCGGGAACATTATTACTAAGTACCCAAAGAATTATTTTATCTCCAGATTCGACGAAATTTAAAAAAATATTTAAAAGTATTTTACTTAAACCTTTACCTCTATAATCTGGAAACATATAGATATCACCTAGTTCATAATTTACATAAAGTGGATAAAAATAATCTTCTTTGTATTTATTTGTTAAAGTGTAAATTCTAAATATAAATACTTCATTTTGATTATCTGATACTAAAAAAGTTTTATAATTTACACCCTCTTTAGAAACAGGTATATCATCTGTTAGTGGATCATTTTCTTCTATTTTAAGATTCTCTTTATCCATTTGTTTTTAAGTAAAATTTATTTTAAAATAAATAATTAAAATAAATAATGAATATAGATCAGATAGAATCTAAAATTTATAAACGATGTCTTCCTAAATTGCCTAAAAAGTGTCCAACTTTTAAAAAGAGTAATATTGCTAGAGTCTTATCTATAAATTATGATTATCTTCCTACTGAATTAGATTCTAAGAAAGTATTATGGGTACAACTAGAAAGAAGACCAAGAGATTTACAAGTAGGAAAGAGTGCTTTATTTTACTTTTCTCCTAACAGAGGAACTATTCCTGGAATAAAACAACCATTATTTTATATTATGGATATAGTTGGAACCAGAGTTATACTTACACCCTATCAAGAAGAAGAGTGGATTCCTACATTTCATACAGCCTGTAATAATCCATTCGGTTGGGGATATTCTACAAGGATTTTAAATATGCAACCAAATATAAAAACACCATTTTATGGTTATGGTACCAGTCCTAGTTTTTTGAGATATGAAATTTAAATTTATTAAATTTAAATTTTTCTTAGTTCTTTTCTTACGTCTTTAATATTTTTGGAGATACTTTTAAATAGAGATAATACACTAATAAAAGCAATTCTAACCAATGATAAAAATATCATAATAGATAGATATCCCGATAAGATCATTTTTATTTTTTCATTATTATCCAAAAAAATCAAGATAAAATTACCATAGTAATTGATAAATTCATTACACATTAATGAGTCTAAACTCATTTGAATAATATATTCATAACATATCTCTTGGAAATAATCTAGTATTTTCAATGTATATATGAAAATAATGTAGATAATAGCTCCATGAACTAAAAAATTCATTTTTTTATTTGTTAAGTAAATTTGAAAAAAAAATAATATTTTCAAAATAAAATATCATTTTTATCTTTTTAGAAGATAATTATATAATTTCATTATTTTGAAAATACAAAAAATTATAATTTGTATCAAAATGTAAATTAACAATATTGATAGATATCCCACCAATATCGATAATAAATATTTATTTTCTTCTAAAATTGTTTTATTTTGGAAAAATGAATCTATTACTATCTCTAAATTTGTGTATATAAAATTTTTAATGTATGTGTACAATACATTCAATATATAAAGTAATGTATACAACACAATTGCTTGTTTAAAAATATACATTTCTTTTAGAATATTTTATAAATTTTAAAATTCTGATAAAAATTTATCAGTTTTAATATAAAATGAATTTATATTTCGATAATGACAATTATGTAAAAGAAATAGACTCAGATTTCTTCGAAGATAACTACCCAACTTTTCTAAATTCTAAGAATTGCACTTTAGTTCTTTTTTATGCACCTTGGTGTCCATATTGTAAAGCTATAAGGGAAGTTTATTCAACATTGGGTGACAGATTAGACGGTAGAGTAGATGTCTTAGCATTTAATTCTGAAAGTAATAAAGAACATTTACAAATTATGAAAGAAGATTCACCTCAATTGATTACGTCATATCCAACTATTATAATGTATAAGGATGGTGAACCTATAGAAAAAATAGGCTCTACACAGGAAGATAGAGAGTTGTCTAAACTTATGGATGATGCTATAAGATTGTGTTATCAAAAGATAGTAAAATAAATTTAAAGTAATGAATATGGAAAAAAATATGAACGAATACGAAAGATTGTTAACCAAGGAACTAAAGAGAAATAATCTACAATCAAATATTGAGTTAACAATTTCTAATATTCAAGATGATGTAGCTAAAGAATTTGGTGTTTTAACAGATGAGGATTCGTCTAGACAGAGTGAAATAGAGAATATAAAAGATCAGTTATTGGAATTGAATAAACAACTTTCTAAATATCGAAATATAAAAAATCCTAAGATGAAGGAATTTAACGAAAAAAGGAGTAAAAAAAGAAAAGAGATAAATAAAAAGATAAATTTTTTAAAATTAAGATTAGAAGAGATAGAGTCAGAAATTAATGATTAATTTATAAATTAATCATCTAGAGTATTCTGTATCAAACCTATCAATCTATACTTAGTAAGATTATCGACTTCCATTTTTCTTAAAAGTTCTCCTTGTTGGTTTAAGATAATAATAACCGGTAATTGTCTTTTAGGTATTCTGTAACTTTTGAGTAGATTTTTTGGATTATCATACTGAGGAATAAATATTTCGGCATAATTTATGATGTATGGTCTTCCATAAAAAAAATCATTCCAAATGTCATAAAATTTAAGGGATTCGGGATCATCATTATATATTAGAATAACAGTAATATCACTGTAGTTAATTTCCATTCCTAGATCTTCATTATTTAATATTTGATTTTTCTTAGTGAAAATTATCTTTTTTGATTTTTTGTCTAAAACTCCTTCCTTATTCCGAATTATATCTTTTATTTTTGAGACAAGTATATTTGGATAGTTATTTTCCTCTCCTTTCTCTATAGAGTTAAACACTTTATCCAAAAGATAACACTCAACCTTATCTTCAACTTCATCGTAATAAAGATATATGTTATGAAGAGGGTAATTTCCTACATTTGAGTTTTTAGTGTTTAATTTACAGTATTCTATTACAGAAATAAGATAATTTGTATTATCATCGTCTCCTTTACCCCATTTAAATACTGTAAGTTTTCTTTGTTTCATGTTTCTAGTTTTACCGAAATACTTTGAATTCAAGTATTCTTGTATGAAATCTTCCAGTGCATTTTCTTTTATAATCCTTATTTTTTTCATTAAAAATTCCCAAACATCTTCATTTAAATTTTTCTTATTTAACAATAGTTCTGGAAAATATTCAAGAAGAGTAAGATCTATAAGATTTTTAATATCAATATTACTACTCTTGAGAGATTGTTGGTAATACTGAGTTACATTTTTAAAATCACTTTCATCAAAAAATATTATCGGTTCGATTATTCTAGAGATATATTTGATAGGTTCAAAAAATGAAACTGAGTAGATTTGTTCCTCTAATTTTTTCACATCTTCCAATATCTTTAAACCTTTCCAAGTAAGTTCAAAATCTCCTCGAACTCCCATATTATTGTAAATCTCTTTTATAATATTATTTTTAGCTATCTTTGCATCTGTCTTATTCTTTATATTTTTATCAATATAATCATCTAGTTTTTGTTTTTTACTAAGAGATTTTAAATACATATTAAATTTATGTTTATATATCTCTTTAATCTCATCTAAATATTGTTTTTCGAAACGATTTATGTCATCTTTAGTAGGTTTGTATTCTTCTATTAGTTGATATACTTTTTTATCGATGATATTTTGTTTTATAACAATGGGATCTTTTTCTTTACTATTTATGAAATTGAAAAATGCATCGGTTATAATTTTCGCTTTTTCTTCTTCAATATTAGATGTATAATTTGGAAATTTAATAAGACCCATTTTCAAAAAAACATCGAAACTATGTTGATTAGGTTCTTGATTAATCATATCTACCATATCTTCGGGTGAAAGTCTTAAAAAGTCTTTACCATATCTAGTTAGTAAAGATGTTATTACAGATATATAATCCAGATTCTGTTTGACATAAAAATCAAATTTTTCTTCTACATATTCTTTATCATTAAATACCTTGTCATAAAATTCATGATATTTATCACTATGTAACCAATATTTAAGCTGTAAATTGTAAAAATTATTTTCACCTCTCTCCTCGATTTGCGATCTAAGTATAATAAAATCTGAATGAGATTCTAGATCTTCAACAATTTCACCATTATACTTTATAACCTCTTCAATACTCTCTCCGTCAAATTCCCATTTTAAAATAAATGCTTTTCTTTCGTCATCCCATTCAATATCATATTCTTTAAAAGGTACAACACCTAAATTAAGGATCATAATATCTTTTTCAGGCAACTCGGGTATATCTATCTCTTCATTTGTAGATATTGTATCGGGTATAAAATCAATAAGTTTACTATAAATATAATTGAAACAATATTTTCTTAATGAAGATGAAACTTTACTCTCCAATTTATCTTCATCATCTAATAAACCAGATGATTCCTCATAATCCTTTTTCAAAAGTACCAAAGTAGGATCTTTATAATTGACTTGAGAAGCACTATTAGTATATTTATCATATATTATATAGTCGTCGTTCGTACTCCCTATAACTTTACCCACTACAGATTTAGGTCTATATAATTTAAAACTAGTATATTTTCCGATTCGTTCATCTTCTATACTTTTGTCTAAAAGAGTAATGTCTACTTTATTATCTTTGTAGATAAAAAATCTTTTATCTTCTTCATCTTTAAAATTAGATTCTTCTGTAGATTTTATTTCTATATTATAGATGTCTTCATTTTTATATGTTTCTAATCTTTGAGTATCTATATTGTATATTGTTGTAATGTCTTCTTCAGGAGATATTGCAACAATAATACCTTCAGCATTTTGATAATTAAACATAACTCTATCGTACATTTTTATATCACTTCTAAAATATGGAGGCAAATCCGTCTCTTTTGAAACATATTTAGAAGAATATTCTAATTGAGGTGGAAGATCTGTATCGTCTTCTAAAATCTCAATAGTTCCTGTTCTCTCTATTTTTTCTTCGATTGGTTCTTTGATAATTTCAAACAACATTTTTTTATTTAATTTTTTTATTTTTAGCTGGGCTTCCCCCTTAGGTTTTTTCTCCATAAACATTTTTATAAATTCTTCATCTGTTACCCGATCAACATCACGATAATCATCTACATTTGTCTTATAAGGATCTTCAACGTAATCATCGTCTTCAAATTGGCTACCATATAATTCTTGATAATCGTAGTCTTCATCATAATCCATATTACAATTTTTTACTATTATGAATATAATTTATTTTTTAAAAAGTAGGTTTATCACAATTTGAAAAATATGCTACGAGTCTATCGTATTTTCCCGAATTATATTTTCTTTTTAACCTATTTGCTGAAAACTCAGCTTTTTCAGCTAGATAACAAGGAAACGAATTAGGAAGTTCCGAAGGATATACAATTTCTTTATGTTCGTACACATTATAGAGAAAACTAAGATATAGAATCAATTCGACACAAAGTATGTCTTTATGAGAATTATATCTTTCCAAAATATCCAAAATAATTTTTTCAATAAAGTGCAAATTATTAGATAATTTTAAATAATCTTTTTTTGTCGATGCATTCCTACTCAAAATCTTAAAATTTATATCTTTTTGAATTATTTCCTCCACAAAATCATCCATTACTTGTCTTTTAAATCTATTCCAGATAATTTTTACCAACTTAAAAGAATGATTTTATACCATTAACAAGATGCCTAACCCAAAGAAACCATTAAATAAGAGAAATATAATTTCAGAAGATGATCAAATCGATCAAGTCGATCAAACCGAAGTACCAAAGGTAAAAAAGAGAAAATTGACTGTAGATTCACATCATCAAAAATATAATGAACTTATAGATATTATAAATTCTGAGATTGAACGTAAAAAAAAGAATCGTGAAGGAGGTATAAGAATTTTTCAAAATTTAAGAAATAGAACTTTGGAACTTAAAAATGAATCTCAAAGATTGAATAAAAAAAGAAAACCACAGAGAAAAAATACAATCTCAGGACTAAATAAAAGATATAAAATATCTCCTGAACTAAGAGAATTTTTAGAGATAGATGATGACTATTATCCAACACGCACAGATGTAACAAGAGCAATCTCAGCGTATATCCGATTTGATCCTAATGAAAAAAGAGAAGAGATGTTGAAATGGGAACATCTCAATCCTGATAATAGAAATCTTCAAAACCCAAATAATAAAAAGGAGATAATTCCTGATGATACCCTAAGTGAACTACTAGGTTATCCTGAATACATCAAAAATGTTAAAAAAGGTAAAGTGTTCAGGATGGTCGTAGATGATGATGGAGAAAAAATAAAAGTTCCAGTAACCAATACATCATTGACTTATTGTACCATTCAAAAACTTATAAACAAACACTTCATAGAAAGTATTTAATAAAATATTAATAATAAAATATTTTATTAGCAAAATAAAAACATTTCTTCTTTTTAAAAGTATGTCATTTTCAGGAATTTGGAGACAAGAATGTGGTTGTTGTAATCAAAAAGATGATATTGACATTCCGAACACCATCGATTTAAATATATATGGATTCTTATATCGAACTATTCCAGATCTCTTTACAACAGATGACATGTTAATAATGCCTATAAAATTCGAAGTAAATTATTATGACTTAATGTATTACTTCAAAATCTCGAAACCAAAAAATAATAAAATTAAATTTTGTGTCTCAGACGACATAATACCTATCGTAATCTCCAATAATAAAGAACTAAAAGTAAATCGATTATATAAAAAAGGTGGTTATTACTATTTTATGATTTATTTGAATTAAATATTTTAAATATTTTTGATGAAGTGTCTTCATCATCTGAAAGATCGAAAACATCATCATCATCAACTTTTCTAGGAGATATATCTTTACCTTTAGATGGTGATAAAGATTCTTTGAAAGATGTTATTCTTCCTAAAATATTTTGGACAGGAGAAAATCCAGAAGGAGATCTATTTGTAGGAGAAAATTTAGACGTAGGAGAGACTGTTGGACTAGTCGAAGGTGGTAATTCCGGAATAGGTCCTTGTTTCTTAGTTATGGTCATTTTTTTCATATTTGAAAAATCGTCATTTGGGGAATTTGCTGGAGTTTTAGTATCGAACTTATCGAGTAATATAATATTTTTAGGAGAGCTCATTTAAAAATATTCAAAATAATTTAAATATTTTAATTTATTAGATTAAATGAATAATCTTTACGTTAGAGTTCCAAAATACATATTTGTTAATCATACAGATGATGAATTAGATTCTTATATCTCAAATGTTGTATCGAGATATAATAAAAATAAAATCTCGTCTGTAGAAATTTCTTACTCAACACTACACGAAATGTACAACGACATAACTATGGGAAGTTATGATTATGCTAGTTCATCTAATCTAACATTCAGAAAATTCTGTGAGAAATACAATATCCCAGAATGTCCTTATTTCATCGATGATGAGATGGAATTATTTGAATATTTTGAAATTAGTGAGAACAATCCACACTTCAACTGGTCACAAGGATATTTAGATACCATCTTCGGTTTTTTCAAATCTAAAAGAAAATACATCCTCGGGAAAAATGTTACGACCATAAAAGTATTCTCAGAAAAATTTGAAGATATTCCACCTAATCCAATAGTCATTGACCACACCTCATCTATTTTCCATAAATATTTTGGATATAGAGGAGATTATATTTTTGACTCACACTCAAAATTTGTAGAGTATTCAAAAAAATATTTAAATAATTATTCTGATGATTTTATTGTTTCTCTAAATGTTAAATAAATTTTTAAGATATAACATACTAATTATATTTTGTTTAAAAAATATAATAATATATTAAAATAATTATGGCAGTCGGATTACCACAAGTGTGTATTCTTTTAGTATTAGTTATCACCTTAGTTCTTTTAGGTTATGGATTCTATGACGTTTTGAAAGGACAAAAAACATCAGAAGATGACCCAGCACAAACAATCTCTCGACAAATTAGAGGTATAGGTCTAATCATACTGGGTCATATCGTATTTGTTGTAGGTATGGCTATATGTTTAGGTGGAATGAAAAGGAGTTGTGATATGGATAAGAATTGTGATAATTTTCTAAAAGATTTTTTATCTTATTAAAAAGTATTTTATAAATTATAAAAAAAGTATTTTTATAATTAAAATGTCATTAAATTCTATTGGTATAATCGAACCTGAAAATTTGGATATTAAAGAAAAATTAAATCAATCATATAAACTATTTATAGAATTTTATAATGAATATGCACAATTAAAAAAATTTAAAGAACCCTTAGATGTATTAGATGGATATTGTGTATATGTACTTTTATTTATTATAGATTATTATTTTGGAAGTAATCAAATGATTGTAAAAATGGAATCAAAGTCTGAATCTGAAAATATAATAAAAATTAAAGATAATGATAAAAATGTAAAATTTACCTTTAATAAAAGTGGAACTTCTTCATTTTTTTATATTAAAAAGAATAATGAAACTTATAATATTATAATATCGAAAAATGCTTTATGTAAAAAGAAAAGTGATACTCTAAGGATTTTATCTTCGATCTATTATTCTATTATAGATGTTACTCAAGACGAATTAGAAAGTGGAATATTCTGTTTTTTTACGATTGGGATAAATTTTTATCCATCTTTACTTATTTTTTTACAAAAAGATGATTTTTTTGTTAATTCAATAAATAGTACATTCAATAAAATATATGAAAATGTAATAAAACTTATTACAATTAGTACTAATGATAATCATGGAAGATTATTAGGAATAAATAAAATAACTAATGGATTTAATTGGTTTAGAAATAGTTGTTTTATAGATAGTTTATTGACAATGATGCTATTTTCTGTTAATACAAATTTTAGAAATATATTATTTAATTATGAATATGATGAAAATGAATATAATGTACAAATTATTGATTTTTGCAAAACTAAAAAGGGTGAAAGTATATTTTTAGATAAAAATAAAATAAAAAATTATTATAATGATATACAAAATTCTTTAAAAATCACATTTGATGAAATTTTAACTGGTAATAAAAAAGATTTGAAATGTTCGAATATTAGAAATATAATTGGTAGTTGCAACCCTGATGTAACGAGTGGTGAATTTTATTCATTAACAGAAATGTATGACATGATTGCTGGTTTCTTTCCAAAATTAAAATTAAAATTAAATTATGATTTTGATCCTTATTACAAAAAAAATATAACAAATTTTTTATATTTGGGAAATTATTTAGAAGATACTAATAATCTTGATTTTTTAAGTGAAAGTAATGATTTTTTGGTAATTCAAAATAATATTTTAGGTGGAAAACGTCTATACGAAAACTTAAATGAAGAAAATGATATAGTAGGTTTTGATAAAAAAACTAAACCATTAAAAAAGACAATTACTATAAATAGTGTTAATTATGAATTAATTGGTACTATAATTAATATAAATAATAACCATTATGTTCTATATTTTAAACCTTTATGGGATATGAATAATTTTTATTATTATGATGATATGTATAATGGATTAATGAAAAAAGTAGAAGAAGAAGACAAACAAAAAATGAATAATGATCTTTTTAAAGTTTCTAGTAATAATATTCCTGAATTATATTTTTATCAAAAAAAATAATTATATAATAATTATTTTTAATCTTCGTAAAATTTAAGTATAGCACAATATACATTATCTTTTATCTCTAAAATGTCTAATTTACCATCTCCTATTTTTTTAGAAAAACCATTGGTATAATAAATATTATAACCAATATTTTTATCTTTTAAAGGTTCAGCGTGATAACCTTTAGTATTTGTTCTAAATTCATCCCATTCTTTACATACTCTTAAAGCTCTTAAAAGTTCACCGTTTTGAACATTTTGAATGAGAAGAATTGAGTCTGAAATGTTTTGATTTATATAATAGTATGGATTTTCTATACCAGGAATTATTTTATAAGATATTGTGTTGTAAGATCTATCGAAATGTTTATCTCTCCATTTGAATAGGGATTGTGTATCTAGAAATATGAGTTGTAATTCTTTACTTCTAAAGTCTTTAAGAGAGTGGTAGTAGTCACTAATTATATTTCTATATTTATAATTTTCAACTTTGTATTTATCATTCAATTTAGTAATTTCTAGGAATTGAATAAGTTTATCTCTAATTTCTTCAGATGGAACTACAATTTTACTATCTTTATACATTACATCATTTCCTCTATAGAAAATTCTTTTTCCAATTTTGTTTAGGTTATAGATGTAATTAGGAATAACAATGAAATTTTCTATGGAAAATGTGTCAGGAAAGAGACTATATGTGAATAGTGTGTATTCTTTTAAAAAGATACTTATTTTCAAAGCTTCATTATTTTTATCTAATGATGAAAAAGCGTTTCGATTTATAGGTTCATATAGTTGTTCAGGTGCAAATTCTATATTTGGAAGATTATTTGTCAGTTTGGTAGGGAGAAATATATTTACTAAAAATGATTGTAATTCGTCACCTGCATATATCCATAGTCCACTTATTTCTCTATCACTATATCTTTGTTGAAATAATATTTCAAAGTTATTTTCAACTATAACTTTTTTAGCGATATTTATGTCACAATATATAATATTAGATGATTCTGGTACATCGAAGGGGGGTATAGGTGATGTTATTAAAGAGAAATTTGTAAAGTTTACTGCTCTACATTTACCATAATTATCAATATATTGTGATTTAATTCTATTAAAAATATCCATTATTTAGATTACTTATATTAAATTTTATATATATAAAATTTTAAATGATAGTAAAATTAAATAATTTATACAGTATAATTTACCTTTAGAGAGAAGATAACAAAGTGGAATAAATCTGAATAAAAAAAGGTATAGTTGATGAAATATATAATATTCATCTTCTAGAAAATTTGAATATTTTTTAAGATCTTTTAAGTAGAAAAAAATATATCCAAATTCTGAAAGGAAAAAAATGTATTGATATTCATCGAAATAATAGATTGAATATATATTTAGTAAGGATTTTAATCTATCATTTGAAAATAATAATTTGTATATATTTGTGTATATAAATATATATGTGTATAGTTCTATTAAGATACTTAGATTAGTTAAGTAAAAACAACCACACAATATTATATTCAAAATTAAATTATTAAATATATTGTATATAAATTCTAAATTTAAGTTATTTAAAGATAACTTAATCATTGTTTCTAATATAATTATAAACCACATCGATCCATAAACTATGTCATATGAATTATTTGATGGATTTATAACTTGGAACATTTTATGTTTTATATTTATTTTGTTTAAACTTTTATATTGTGGGTAGCCATGTCCATCCTAATATTTCAAATGCTTCTCTCATAATAGAGTCATGTTCGTCTTCTGTGTCTTTTGTTTTTAATACATAGAAATCACTTATTGAACAAGGATATCCTCTTCGTTGAAGTAGTTTATAGAGTTTGTAGTTAACTGTTAATGAGTTATCTCTTCGACCTTCTGTTAATTTTTCCAAAACTTCTTCGAGTATGTCATAATCGCTTAGTAAGTCATCGACAAGATGGCTTATATTAGGACATTCTATTCCTGTAAGTAGGTTGTATATAAGGTTTAGGTGTTCATAGTATTTACTTAGGTCTAGTTCACTTAGAAGCATATAGATGTGATTTTTGGTTACAAAGTTATAGTCATCTTTATTAATTGAGAGACTGTGTTGTGCTATCTGTTCTTTGAGTATTTCTATCACTTTATTTATTTTTTTAGAATCTGTGTTTTGGATACCTTGATATTTTTTAATAGCATCGATGAAGTGTCCCTTTACAGAGTATGTATATTTAGATGACATGTTGACTCTGTCGGTGTCTTTGAAGGATGGTGTGTCATCATAGATGGGATGTTCATTTTGACAGTCATTACAAATGTATACTAGTTCGTCGTCGTCGCTGAGTATTAGATTTGTTCCTGAACATGCTTCACATACGAATATAAATTTATCTTTGGTAAAGTTTTCTAGGTCGATGTATTCTCTAGCTATGCATAGATACTGATTTACGATATTATCTATTTTAGATTTATCTATTTGAGAATTTTTAGTTTGTATGAAAGAATTAACTTTGTTTTTAGAGATAAGTTTTTTATACATATCGATTAGATCCGCAGTTCTATATATGTATAGTCCTAAACAAAAAGTGGTGGTACAATCATTTATCTCTTTTCTAATGTGGTTGATTTTGTATTCTGCTAGAGTTTTTTGTGAGATATCGTCAGTGTTATCACGAATATACTTAACATTTCGAAGCTCGTTTTCTAATGTGTCTGAATTTTTTATTTTTGATTTTAGGTAATCTTTTATGAATGAGTCCACATAGGTAATATTATATTTAGTAGTGTCTACTTTTGGTTTTTGAATATTTTTATTTGTGACGCTTTTTTTAGGTTTTGTATATATATTTTCTCTTTTTTTGTAACAATTTTGTTGTGAGAAGCTTGATTTTGAAGGTTTTGTGTTTTTAACCTTTCTTTTTCTGACTTTCATATTGGGGTAGAGTTCCATTTTAGGAATAAAATTATCTCTTTTAATTCTAATAAATAACAATTAAAAATATACTTTTATTTTTATGAAAAAAACAAGGTGATGTATGTATAAATAATGTTAATATAAAAAAAAGTTTTTTGTAACTTTTTTTTTATTTTTATATAGTAATTATAATAAAACAGAATGTCATTTTCATCTGGTAATGCTAGTCATTTGTTCATCGATCTTGCTACTTTCTCAGAAATTGAGGCCTTTATTTACGGAGGACCTGAAGCTATCACTTGGTTTGTCGCAGCAGTTCAAAAAGCCAATTGGATGAGTTTTATCCCAATTACTCTACGACACGTAGGAACCATCGATTTCGGACAAAGTAATGTATGTGCCACTGTAAATAGATCTGGAGATTATGTATTACATTGTTGGTTTAGAATCTTGTTACCTCAAATTGAGATTGCTCCTGATGCAGCTATCTATCCTGATGCTACAATCAGATGGACTCGAAATTTGATGCACAATATCTTTGAGTGTGTCACTATTACTTTCAATGAGTTGACTGTACAAGAATTTGATAATCACTGGTTGGATTTCAACTTCCAATTCAGAACTGAAGGTGCCAAGAGAATAGGATACAGAAATATGATCGGAGATATTCCATCTTTAACTACTCCAGTTCCTCCTGGTGTAGCTTTAGGAACAGGTGGATATTTCTCTGTCCCTCTTCCATTCTTCTTTACTCAAGATACAGGTATCGCTCTTCCAGTTGCAGCTCTTCCTTTCAATGATATCAAGATTAACTATAAATTCAGACAATGGCAAGATCTTGTTGTTGTGTACCCAGGTACTGCCGCCGCTGGTGGATCCAGACCTGCAACAACCCAAGATGTTAGAATCTTCAACTCTAACGGACAACAACCAGCTTTCAGAGATCCTCAAACAAATGCTCACTACGCTGTTGTTCATAACGACGAACGTGTCAAGATGGGAGATGCTCCAAGAGATATTTTGATTCATCAGATTCAAGCTACTCAATATGCTCCATTCAAGGATATCTCAACTACTTCATCTTTCGATTTGAGATTGTCTCACTCTATCATCTTGTTCTGTTTCGCAGCTCAAAATGTCTCTCTTCTTCAAAGAAGTGGTGGCGGTGGTGGTGAATGGAGTAATTACACTACTCTTCCTAACTATGCCGGTTTGGACCCCATTACCTACAGTACCTTGATCTATGAAAATACTGTACGTTTGGCACAAGGATCTGATTACTACTCATTGATGTTGCCATATCTCTTGTCTGATGCCATCCCTGATGAGGTCGGATATCACATGTGGACTTACTCATTGAAGCCATGGTGTGCACTTAAGCCAGCTGGTTCTACTAACTTTAGCAAGTTGTCTAATGTCAGTCTTAACCATCAACCATCTCCAGCTGCCCAAGCATCTGCCGGAATCAACACTGCTTCTGGGGCACCAGAAGATCAAGAGGGTAACCCAATTGTGTACCCTGATAGCAATGGTATTGAACAACCATTCCCTCAAAATTACCGACACATCTTTGTCGCTAAGAACTGGAATATTGGCCGTGTAGCTAACGGAAGTTTCGGACACCCAGTCTTGTAAGATGTTTAATCTTAATTATTTTTGTAAAAATAATTAATTATAAAGAAAAATGATATATAATTTCTATATGTTTTCATATTTATAAGACATTTATAATGAGCTACTTTTCGAATCTAATTGCAAATCTAATTACATTCAATATTATTTGTTTTTTACCTACACTATTATACAATCATATTGTTTATGGTAATTTTCTATCATTTCCTTGTTTCGATGAGTGGAGCTTAACAATTATAACTTACTTAAATATGCTTTTTATTGTCATTAGAGACAGAAAATTTAGAAAGTAGTAATATTCATTTTTTAAAACAAAAAATGATATATATTTTTAAATCTAAATTCATAATTATATTATGAATTTAGAATATATATTCGACACTCCTTTAGAGTGTATAACTCTAAAAAAATCAAGAAGAAATCTATTATCTTTAATATGGCCGTTTCATTCTAATTTCAAACATGTTATTATATTTGAGCATGAAGTAAGTATTTTAAGATTACCTAATTATTATTTAAAAAAAGTTTATTCTTTAACTATTAGATTTAATAGACATAGATATATGGGTCAAATTTATGGAAAAGATTATTTTAATAATAGTTATTTTTCGAAACAGTATTTAAAAAATTATCGGTTATATAACTTAAAAAAAATTAAAAATTTAAAGTATTTAGATATTTCTGGTTCTTTCAAAAAAGTTTATTTTTTTAATCTAGAAATTGGAGATAATTTAAAATATTTAAACTGTTCAAAAAATAATATTTTCAAAATAAAAAATCTAGAAAATTTAGTATATCTAAATTGTTCTAATTGTAATCTGACAGAATTACCCTGTCTTAAAAAGATAAAATATTTAGATTGTCCAAATAATTATATTTCTAATATTCGAACATCAGAGATGAAAAAATTAAAATATATTTTTTGCAGTGATAATTATTTTTCTGAAGAAAATATATTCTCTATGACCGAAATTAAATATTTAAAATTAGAAAACAACTATTTTGATCACTTTGTAACAAAAGAAAATATTGATAATAGGTTAACTATTGAGAAATTAAACACTAAATTTAGTAGTTATACAAAGACACGAATCTATGATATGAATGATTATAATATTATAATGTTGAACATTGAAGTTTTTGATAAAGATTATTATCCAAAAAACAATTTTTCAAAAATAGTTGTTGTTCCTAAACTTGATTATTTTTAATTATAAAATTATGTTTTTGCGAAAAACATAATTTATTTAGTAAAACTAAAAAATGAAACAACTAATTATATTCTTAATCATAATATTTGTTGTATTAATATTAACTTATTTTTTACAAAAAAGAAGTAAATATTCACATGACCATCCTATTTTAGAAAAAATAAGAGATAATTTTATTAAATTAGATCCTGAATATGGAAAAATACCTCTTCGCCATGGTGACAGTGCATATACAGAAAATAAAGCCGTAATAACTATTTGTCTAAGAGACCCAGAAACACAAAAATTCTACGACATGAACACTCTTATGTATGTCGCACTTCATGAATTAGCTCATGTTATCTCTATATCTCATGGTCACAATGATGAATTTAAAGATAATTTTTACGATTTATTATCTAGGGCATCTAAAGCAGGAATCTATGATCCTACATTACCTATTCCAGATACATATTGTGGTATTGATTCATAATTTTAAAGATTAAAATTATTTCTTTTTGGAGGAACGTTTTTTAGCTAAGGCCTTTTTCTTAGCTTCGATTTTTTTCTTTTTCTCCAATAGTTTTCTTTCACGTTCTTCTTCATCCTCTTCTTCTTCATCCTCTTCTTTGAAATCATCTTCTTCTTGATCATCTAGAGGATTCACAAAGTCAGAAGACTTACCGTCATTATCTTCTTCATCATCAGATGAATCTAAAGGATTGACATCGTCATCTAGAAGACTTTCTTTACTAATTATTTCGACAGGTTTGAATCTGATATCATCAACTTTCATTCTTATGGAGCAACCTCTAGAACTAATTCCATGGGCACCCCAAAATAGTCCGTCGAATTTTTCAACTGTCAAACCTTCACCCAATCCTTTTCCTTTGTTATTTTCTCTATCTTCTTGATTCAATGGAATAATAGAGTAAGGACTCAAATTTTCATTGTTTTGATTTTTTATAATCGTAACACAATTCATTTTATCACCTACACCATAACAAACTAATTGAAAATCAGTCTTTCTAGGTTTACTAAGATCTGGTACCCATTCAGGAGTTTCTCCTTTCCCAGCAATATTTTTATTAGTATAACTAATCAATGGTTTTAAAGCTAGTTCTGGATCTTCATCACTTCTAGCTCCTAAAAGTGCATTTTTAGATACACTAGGAAGATCCTTACATTTTCTATCGACTAATTCATTATATAGTTCCCATGTTTTATCCCAGATATTTGTCAGGATATCATAGTAATATTTTTGTTTGTAGTTCATATAGATGTTACCATCTTCATCTACGCTTTCGATAGGTGATCTTACCTTAGCTCCTTTTAGACTATAAAAGTCGTTAGTTCCAATCTGTTGTTCGTGGATAGGGTTGAAAGAAATTTTAGATTTAGGTCTAGAAATAAAAAGTGTTCTTTTAGATTTCTTACCTGTCTCCGGACTTACAACAATTATATAAGCATCAGATTTAATCCAAGAAATTCCAGATTTGGATTGTTGTTTCTTTGGATCTTCGATAATCAAAGCCTCTTTGAATTTTTCAACATCTAGACTTTTACCATCGTCGTCTGCAAAGTATCTAAAACCTTGATTTGGTTTATTGCAGTTAATGAAAAATTTTTCTCTTCTTGTGTAAGCTGACATTTTGTTAGGTTTTTTTAAGTTTTTCTTGTTAGGTTTTTATTATTATGTTTATGTTTTTGCGATTAATAAGAAATAAATCTCTTATTTTTTTAGAGAAAAACTATTCCTTTAATTCCTTTTTTTCCGAGATGTTTTTTAAAAAAATAAAAAAATTACATTTTGTAAATGTTGTCTACAATAATCGGAATAATAATTTTTGTAATCGTAGTTATCTTAGTAGTACAATTCAATCAACCAGAAAACTTCAGAAGAAGAGGTGGTAGAGGAAGAAGACATCGAGGAAGAAGAGGTCGTAGATGGTGGCGTAGAAGATTCAGACCTTTTAGAAGAAGAAGATATTTGGGTGCTCCGATTGTATTAAATCGTTATCCTTATTACAATCTTTATAATAACAGTCGTAATTTGTGTCTTGATAGAGCTGAATTTAATAAAAACAGATGTCTAGTTAACACAAATAATATAGATAATTGTCTAGCTAAATATAGGAGAGATAATATTATTTGTAATAATCTACTTTAATTTTTTATAAAAATTAAAATGTTAATTCATCACTATGATAATCAAAGTCATCATTATCAAAGTCATCATAGTCATAATAATCGTCATCATCTTCATCGAAATAGTTTTCATCTACTTCATCGATGACAATTTCGTTATCATCGGGACATATAATTTTTAAATCCCGATATATCTTCTTATGTGAAGGTTTTCTAGAGCGACTTAGAATATCTATATGGTCTTCGTTTAGAGTGGTCCATCCATTTGATTCACAAATACTTATATCTCTGTCTTCTAGAGGTAGTAAACTTAATATTCCTTTTTTAAATTTAGGTGGTCTTTTTTTATTTTGTTTACCTAAAACAATCTTTTCACCACCTATTTTAAAATCACTGAATACTAATCCTGTTCTAGCCTCTTCTAAATTATTCCAACTGTTTTTTATCAGTTTAGGATCTAATTGTTTGGCACTTTTTTTACCTTTAGTAATAACCTTGAAAGTATTTTTCTTATTTTTAGGTGTTCCGGATGGAAGAATAGCTCCACAAACCATCATATTTTTATGTCCTTTATCTTTTAAAGCTTTATTGAAAATATTTCTAAAATTTTTGAAATTTTCTCTTTTGTGCTTGTTATATGTCTGTTCGTTTTCAAAACAGAAGCCAATTGTAATCATTTTCTTCTGAAGTCTATTTGTTTTATGTTTACAATTAGCTTTCAGATTTACATAATGTTCAATTGAATTAGATTCGAAATAATTTTCTGAATCCACACAGGACTTATAATAGAGTTCTTTGTCTTCTGGAGACAACTCAACAAATTCGTCGTAAGTAATAGATTCACATGGAATTCCCAATTTTTCAAGTTGATACTCTAATTTCACAACTTTGGAATTATTTATAATGAATCCATTAGTTTTCATATCGATGAAGTCGAGTTTTTTATTATACTGACCATTCATTGAAATGTCAGTAATTAATTTATTTTTAATGTTCTTATGGAAATTAAAGTCACCAATTACAGCGCATTTAGTTATATTACCATTATACTCTGTAACAATTGTAATAGGATGTAACTGGTTCATAGAATTTAGATTCAGTTTTTGACCTGTCTCTAGTTTATACCCTTCTTTGATTATAGAAGGGTCTGCACCCAACTCTATAAGAGATAGAGAAAAAGTCTCGATTATTTTAGCTAAATCTTCTGTGTATTTTTCCATTATAAACAATAATGTATTTATATTAAAAATATAGACAAATATATATCATTTTTATTGAGTAATGTTAATAGAATCTGAAGGACATATTTATTACCATAAATACAAGGAGTTATGTAATTTAATCTCTAGAAATTTTCCTAATATGCCTGATTCTGAATTTATAAAGGATGTAAAAAAATCAGATAATTTTTCTAAAAAATTTAAAAAAGAGTTTATTACGATTTTTAAAGATATATATCATAAAGCTAAATTCTATAAAAATATATATAACTTTGAAGGAAATAGATCCCTTAAAAAATCTATAGTCGACACATTCAAAATTAAAATTAAAAATAAAATTATTTTAAAAGAATTAAGATACACTTCAAGAGATGAACCATGCTATGCAGAGATCATGTTCTAGATGTATGTTGTCGTAAAGAGAAATGTAAGTTTGAACACCCTGATATTATTACACCTGATATGAGACAAAAATGTTTAAGAGATATAGGTCGTTGTTATTGCGGTTGTTCTTTAAAAACTATTACAAAAAGATACCGTAGTTTTATAGATGAAGATGATAATATTTTTTTCTGTGTCTGTTCTAGAACAAATAAATCTATCGAAAGTTGTAGAACAGACTTAAACAGTATAAATCAATAAGAACAAAATGAGTAGAATAGCTAGTTTTGACATTGGAAGAAAAAATTTTGCACAGTATGTTGAAGATGTAGACATAAATAAATTACAAGAATTAAATGAAGAATACTTTAATTTAGATAAATCTCTCAGAAGAAGAACCAAAGGACCTATGAATCCACAAATATCTAAAATATTAAAAGAATGCTACAAATCAGGAAATAGAGTATCGATAGGTGTCTATGATCTCTCAGATCAAAGCTCTGACCGATATTCACTTTTAGCTAGAGATAAACTTTTAGAACATTTAGAAAATTTTAGAGAGTTATGGAATACATGTGATCAATTTATTATAGAATTACAATATTTCGCAACATATACAGGTAAAGGTAAAAAAAGTGGTAGTGAAGCTAATGTGGATGCTATTAAAATATCTGAAGGAGTATTTATGTGGTTCAAAATAAACTATTCTGACAAATATATTGATTTTTTTCCTAGTACAAACAAGACTCAGATTTTAGGTGCACCTAATTCTCTTACAAAACCTCAAAGAAAAAAGTGGGTTGAAGAAAAATCTAGAAATATATTCGAATTGAGAAATGATGAAGATATGTTAGAACTTTTCTTTTTCAAAGATAAAATTTTTAGAAAAAGAATGAATACAGAAGAACAAAAAAAATATTACATCTCTTTATTCAAAATAAATGATGAAGATCTTAAAACTATAGTATATAATACTGTATATTTTAAACAAAAATGGGATGATTTTTTAGATGCTGTAGGACAATTACAAGCATATAAATATAGAAAATATATAGGTAATTTCTGAATAAAAATGGTAATTTATATTTATACATTTTATTAAATTAAAATGTATTATCGTATTATGTATAATCCAAGGCAAAAAAATGCCATAAACAATTTTATTAAATTATTATATAATAATTTCTATATCTCACATATAGATATTAATGAGCTGAATACTCAAAAATTTAAAATTACTTATAATGATAAAAAAATCTATATTTGGATACAAAAATTAAGAATGTATGAATCGATGGTTAATTCAAATCTACCATATGATATTGAAAATAATGACTATGATATCTCTAATATAGTTAATTATACTATTAAAACAAATATTCCCGAAGAGACTAATCCTGTTAATATAGATAATGTAAAACATCCTAATTATATAGATTTGATGGATTTAAAAACTCCTGAATTCGCCTATATTTTTATAAGTGAAAATGAAGAACCTAGGTTTTGTGAAAATCAATTCGAAGGGTATTTCATTCTAAATGAAAAATCAGATCAAAATAAAAAGATAATAGAAAAAATGTTTTTCTTAGATTAAAATTAAATAATAATTTATTATTATTTATTAAATGCACATAGTTCTACTTCTATTGTTAATTGGTTTACTTGTCATCATCACAATGGTATACATGAAATCAAATGATAATTTTAAATTTAATTTTGATAATGCAAATTATCAATATAGTAATCCCAATACAAAAAGAGAGTGGCTGTATTACGGTCTTATGAATAACGACTGTCAAGGTAACACTTATAATTATAATTGTCTAGAGAATAGTAAACTTAAAACTTTTAGACATGGAATGATGGCCCCTGATATAAAAGATTGGGTATGTTATTACGCAAGAAATAATGAACAAGACTATCTCAAATGTCTAAATGTAATTTATAGTAACGAAGCAAGACCAGATTTAGAATAAATTAATTATAAATTAATTTAAAATTTATCGATATAAATATATGATTATCTATTAATTCTGCAATAAAACCATGGAATTTAAAATGTTCCAAAATATAATATCTATATTTAATTCCATTTTTATTTATATAAAATCGAGTAATATATTTTTTATTAGAAAAATTAATTATAACATTCTTTTCAATATATTTTATTATATCTATAAATAATACATCTCTATATATAGGATGATTTTTAATAAGATAATCTTTCATTAAATTAAAAGTATCCATTTTTTATAAAAAAAAATGTATAACCGAATTATATCATTTTTATAAAAATTTATATTCATTTTCATATGATACATACAATAGTTTTTCGTTCATATCATATACAATATCACATTCCATAAATATATTTTTTAACATTTTAATATCAATATTGTCTTCTAAAATTTTCACAGAAAATGTAAAATATGGAAAAATTTCACGCAATAAATATAATTTATCTTCTATTTCCATACATATCTCTTTGAATGTCTTCATTTAATTAAATCAAGATGTTTAATTAAATATTTCTCTATCTTTATACATCTTAGGGAGCATATCTCCTGGATTCCACATTTCTTTAATAGTATCAATATCTTCCCCAGATTGATATTTACCATCTTTTTCATATGTTGAAGAAAGTACATCACCAGTTTTAAAAAATATAATTTGTGCACATCTTCTTCCAACTACCAAAGGAATTGTGTAATGTTTACTATTATTAGTTATCTCCATCGTCCATCTATTTGTGTAACCTATATCACCCCAACCTGCGCATTTACATATTTCAATAAAATTTCTTCCTAATGAAGATCTACATTTCATCATTGTAGTTATATTATTTTTACCACCTATAAATTCTTGAGTATGGCACAAAATAGTTTCGCCAGGTTCTATTAAAATAACTTCATCATCTTCTGAAATACCATTCAATTTCCCAATATTCAAAGTACTCAAAGGTTTTGCAATATGAATATCTCCCCAAATTTGTCTTGTGTGTTCTCGATCATACATATTATAAAGTCCTAAACCACTATTTATAGGTCGTTGTTCTCGAAAATAAAAATTACCTAATGTAACATCGTAAGATGAAGTACATAAATTATCTCTGTTAAATGGTTCTATTATAATATTATTTAATTCTTTTTCTAATAAAATATCTTTATCGCTTAATACACTTTGAGTGTCCATTTATTATTAATTTTAATCTTTTAAAATTAATTAAATTGGGAGATGTGTCCTTTTTAAAGATTTTGTGTATATTTCTCTTTTATTTTTTGAAAAAAAGTAATTTCATTTTCAATAAAAATCTTTCTAGTTATAAAATCTATTTCTTGTATAAAATTATTTCTTTCATTTTCGAAATTAATAAGTAGATAGTTGGAACAATATATCACAGGATCGATGTTTATTTTAAAATTAAGATTATCGATATTATATTTTGAAAAAGATGTGTAATAATTTAATTTTTTAAAAATTTTCAAAGTTAATCCTAATATTATTTCACACAATATTTTTTTTGATTCATAATTAGGAGTTTTTTGAAAATCTTCGTAATTTTTTTCAATATATTTAGATATTTCATTTTCATATTTTTTTAAATTATTAGAAATATTTTTAACAAATTGTTCTATATCTTCGTCTGAATATAAAGACAAATCTCCATATACTTTTTGAAGTATATAATCTAAAAGATTCAAAAAAGAATCTTCAACATGATCACAATCAAAAGAATTAAATCCCCAATAATTCATATCTAAATTATTTTTTATTTTAAAAATAATTTAATTTTACAATATCATTTTTTAAAAGTATATTATTTCAATACCAGATTTTCTTAATATAATTTTACTTTTTGTAAAATTATATAATATTTTATTATGGGCGAGGTAAGATATAGTCAACAGTCTTGCTATTTGTATCTACTAAAACTCCTACATTTGTATTTCTCTCAAATACACCATTATCCTCAGATATATTAGAATCAAAAGTACTCCCAAAAACTGCTCTTCTAGTTCTAAATGGAAGAAGATTGTCTCCTGCCGAAAAAAATTGTTCACCCCAACCCCATGCATCAAGTCCATCTAATACACTACTATAATAAGAATAATCGGCTTTATCTTGTTCAAAAGGTTGGTCATTTGTAGTAGTTACAGCTGCCATATTAGTTCCAAAAGTACTTCGGTATGCTAACATTTTATCAGATTTAGTTCTCCAGTCACTAACTGTTTGGTAATCATTTAGAATAATTTGATATGATTCAGCAAGGTACCAATCATTTCCATCAATTACTGGAGCTAATCCTAATGGATTCATAGTAGGATTTACTGCAGAATCAAAGACATCGTCAACATTCCATGCGTTAACATAGGAATGAAGACCTAAAAATCTTACAAACGATACTAGAGCATTTTGCCTAATACGACTCACATTGAAGTCGTAACCGAATTGATCGAAGAAAATACCAGTTACTCCCATATCTTTCCAATTATTACAATCAATAAAAGCACCTAAAAATGGTTTTGTAGCATCAACATAACCATAGGTATCTGTACCTTCTGTTGTAAGACCAGAGATGATAGTGGTTGTATTATCATGATCTGGATGAGATGGATCACTTATACCATTACCAAAAACCACCATATCATATTCTTTAAAAACATTGATCGCATTAGTAGTATCAGGACCAGGTAAAGGATCTCCTCCTGTTCTTACGAGAGAAGGAAATCCGTAATAATGAGCTAATTTTCTAGGAGTAATCGACATTTGATGAAAAATCTTTTCTTTTTAAATCGATATAATATTATTTTTATAGATATTAACAACAAAGAAATTAATTATTTTTATCTCTTTAAATATTTTAAATAAAAAAACCGAGGTAACTAAAAAAATCCAAAAGGGTTTAGAGAAAAGAAAAATACATAACAACAACGTGTATAAAATATGCCACGAGGAAGAAAAGCACCACCTAAGAAAATTGTAGAAGAAGATATCGTCTCTGATGAAGATGAAGTCAACACCGAAGATTTAGATGATGTAGACATCTCAGATGATGAGATTTTAGATGCAGAGCTCAGTGATGAAGGTGTTGAAGATGATATCGAAAACGATATTGAATATGATGTCGAAAACGATATTGAAGATGATGTTGAAGAAGAAAGTGTTGTTCGTGAAAAGCCTGTCAGAAAGCAACGAAAAACTAAATCTCAAGAAAAACCTAAACGTCAGACTAAGATGGCAGAAAGAGGTCAAAAGTCATATCGCCTTCTTTGTGACAGTATTAAACCATTGGGTAATACACCACCGTTTGATGAAAGTATGGCTAAGACACTTACTAAAGACGGATCCCGTGAATATACTATTTTGAATGTTAATAAAAATAGATTTACAGGAAAGAATCCAACTCCTGCAGCTAAAAAAGTTGCATCAAGAATTAGTAGATGTTATAATTCTGACGAAGAGATAAGTTTTAGATTTTGTCTTAAAGAAACAACACAAGGATCAAATAACGAAATTCGTGAATACATCTGTAATATGAAAGAATTAGATAAACCTAAATCTATCGTCAAGGGTGATACTACGTACACTATCAGATTTGATCCACAAATTAAATCATACAAACCACCCACCAATGATTCTTCTTCAGAAACAACTAAAGTAGATAAAAAATCTACACAACGTAAAGCCTCCTCTTCGAAAAGTAAAGCCCCCTCTTCAAAAAGTAAAGCTTCCTCTCCAAAAAGTAAAGCCTCTACCTCAACTAGAGGTAAGACAACTAATGCTAATATACAAACTTCATCTAGAAAAAGTTCGCAAACAAAAGCTACTCCTTCTAGAGGAACAGTTGGAGGAACTCGTGGACGAGGTAGACGTGTTAAGGCATAAAATTTATAAATTTTTAAAAATTTATAAATAATAAATGCCTGTATTTCAGAGATTTAACTCAGATAGATCATCATATAGATTTATGAAATATCCACCTAAAAAATATAAGCTTCAACTTTTATATCCTGGGAGATACATGGAACCCGATTTTCATTGGGATGGATTTAATATCCCACTAGAGGAACCAAAAAAATTAGAAAAAACCAGAGAAAATATAAAAAATGATACAAGTTTATCTAGAAGAAATCTAGAATATGTAAATAGATATCTAGGTGGTAAAGATAAAATAGTAAATCACTCTGCTGTAGCACCGGAAGAAATTATTGAAAATGCTGATTCAGTAGGGTACGACACAAATAGTTTCGGTTTGAATACTGATTTGGAAAAAGTAGATCCTAAAGTTATAGAACCATTTTCCAAGATAGAAGAATTTAATAATTCACAAAATTCTGAAGATCTTTTACAAAAAATATTATTAGGATTAGCTATTATAATAATAATGGTCATTGTAATTTACTCATTATTTTAAATAAATAAATTTAAAGTCAAATAAGTATAATTTAAGTTTTATATTTAAATTATGTCGACTAATTCTAGCAAATCAGATAGTTTCCAAAATAAATTACTCTCTGCGAGAAATAAACTCTGGACTCCGGAATTAGACAGATTACTTCGTAATTGGAAAAGACAAATTGGAAAAAGAGAAGGAGGTCATAATAACCTAGCCCGTAAATATAATCGAAGACATTATATCTTTGGGTTACCAGCTATTCTATTAGCTGCAATTTTATCATCGGGTATTTTATCTACTTTTCAAAATTGTGATGATTGTAATGGTAATCAAGGAACTGTAGAGTGTGAAATAATTCAATATTTAAGATTGGTGTTTGGTTTGTTAGGTATAGTCAACACAGCATTAGTAGGTTTTCAAACATTTATGAATTACCAAGAAGAAGCTGAAAAACACAAATCTGCAGCTGATGATTATGGATCTTTATTTCGCTTACTAGATTCAATGATATTGATGCCTGGTCCTATCCGGGGTGATCCAATTACAAGTCTTCAAAACATTAGAAGTCGATATGATGATTTAGTAAGAAGATCACCATCACTTCCTAAAAAATACAATGTCGATCTTTCTTATAATGTCAATTGTAGTATGACCGCTCCTCCACCACCACCATTAAATAGTGCAACTACAGGTAATATCTCTGACAGAGCTTATTATGATCTTAAAAGAATATATGAAACATCTGATAAAAATTTAGATTTAACAAAAATAAAAGACGAAAATAACAATTCACGTTTTCAAAATGCAAAAAATACACCTAAAACAAAAAAGTCTTTATTTTCAAGAAAAAAATCTTCAGATGAAGAAGATGATAATGAAGTTACGTTGGAAAAAGAATTGGAAGAATACCCCTCTAATTACATGGATGGGTCTTGTTCAAACATATCTCCTGAATTAAATAATCAATATATGCTAAAAAATATTTTAACAAATAGTTTTGTAGCTAATCAAAAATCTTCATTAGAGAGTCCTGAAGATCTATCTTTCTCTTCAGATAAAAATATATCTCCTTTGTTTGTAGATGAAGAAAGTGAAGGAGAGGTAAAAGATGAAGAACCTGAAGAAGAAATGTAATAATTTTTATCATAAACTGTAGTTTTTTCACCATAGACACTTTCTAAATAAGGATAAACAACAAACCAATTATTCCATACATTTGTTTTTAATTTCCTCCATTTAAAAATAAAAATATTTTCTCTTGGGTTATGGTATCTCCTGTTAAGACAACCATAAATATATGCCAATCTTAGACACAATGGTGATAAAAATATAACTGGATTATATTCATGATTAGCTAATTTTTCTTCATAATCATTGTTAGATACTACCATACCTATATCTTTTCCATCTTCATTTTGTATTTTGAAAACACACTTACCATCCATAAACATTTTGTTCACAGTTTTATCAAAAATTTCAATGTTCATTTTACTTATAATTTATAACTAAAATACGTATTTTTAAGTTTTATTAGATTCTTGTTTCATAATAACATCAATAATTTCATTAAATTTATCTATATTTTTTGTAAATATTAATTTAATTAAACCATAAAAAACACCAACAATGTCATAATGCTTACTTATTTTTTGATAGATTGTGTAAATTATATATCCGTTTATAAAAACCCACCCAAATACTCCTATTGAAATAAAATTAATTAGACTATAGAATTCAAAAGTATGAAACAAAAAAATTATTACCAATAATTTCAACATATTGTTTATATTTAGTTTTGTCCTTTTTAAATAATATTTTTCATTATTTAAAAAAAATATGCACTGCCTATTAGGTTTTATTATAGTTACTTTAGTTATAGTTATTTTATTTATAATAGTGTATTTATTTCAATATAAAAGTGAAGATTTGAATACAAAATATACTCCCAGAAATATTTTTAAAAATATAGATTATAATTCATTCGATAATGATGCTAAATTAGGACTAAAACATGTAAAAAATTCTAAATTAGTTTTATGTGGTTTGATAAGAAATGGAGAAGATAATGTAGATTATTTTGTTAAAAAATGTAAGAAATTATGTTCATATTTTAAAGACTATAGAATTTTAATAGTAGAGAATGATAGTACTGATAATACAAGAGAAAAGTTGTTAGAATGGAACCAAATAGATCCTAAAATTATTATATTAGGATGTGGAATAAATGTACCAAAATGTAAATTAAACTTACCAAAAACTGTAGGGGGAAGTATCACAAAAAGAAGAATTGGAAAAATGGTAAGACTAAGAAATGTTTATCTTGATTATGTTAAAAATTATTTAAGAGATTTTGATTATGTAATAGTCTATGATTTTGATTTAGTAGGAAGTGTTTATCTTGATGGTATTTTAAATTCATTTGGTAAATTTCAAAAAGATAAAAATATAGATGGAATTTGCGCTAATGGCTTAAGGAGATTTTTTAGAAATTTTGTTTATTATGATAATTATGCACATGTTTTAAATAATGAAAATTTTCATTCGAAAAATAGAACCAAACATTTTCTAAAAATATTACATAACACTAATAAGAATAAAAATAAAAATAAACTGATAAAAGTTAAAAGTTGTTTTGGTGGATTTACAATTTATAAACTTTCGTCTATAATAAATTCAAAATATTCATCTGATTTAAACAATACTTTGGAATGTGAACATGCTGGACTTCATTTTAAAATAAAAAATATTTATTATAATCCAATGATGATTAATCTTATGTTAGAGAATCCAAAATAACATTTATATTTTCGAAAAAAGAATTTAAATCTGTATCGTTATTTATCACAAAATCACAATCTTCCAAAAATATAGAATTTTCTGAAATATGATTATTTTTTTGTACTTTTTTATCTATCCATATCACGATAAATCCATATTTTTTTAACATACTTAATTCATTTTGAAAACGAAGATCAGAACAAAATAAATTTTTATTTTGATTACTTAAAATAATATTCTCTTCATTTTCTACAAAAATATTTTCATTTTTGGATCTTGCCCACATTCCTAAACTTGTAAGTAAAAGTCTATCTTTTTCTATCTCGTAATTAAAAAAATTTTGTACAACCCCGCAAATTTCGTACAACTTTCTTGCAAATTTAATCTCTAAACTATCTTCATATTTTTTCAAAAGATAATTTACAGCTGTAGTTTTACCAGATCCTATCCTTCCAGCAAATGCTATTCTCATTTTAAATTTATAAAATTGATATATTTATATTGTTTTAAAAAAAATAAAACAAAAAAAAATGGATTCCTTCGAATTTATAGAAAAAAGAATATTAAATACTAAATCTGTATATGATGATATTCTTTCTATAAAAGATATGTGTAATAGATTTAAATATAAAATGTATAATAATCTAATCACATCTACCAAATTATCATGTTTATTTGTAAAAAATTTTGAAATTTTAAAAAAGATTAACGCAAAATCATACGGATTTTCATACCAAAAACTTAATACGTACCTATCAGATGAAGCTCCTGAAAGTCTTATAGAATTATGGAATTTAGCTGAAAATGATTTAGATACAGAATTGTCTTATTGCCTAATTAATATATATGAAAACAGACATGATTATATAGGATGGCACAAAGATAAAGAAGCTATTTTTAATGTAGATGGTAAGCAGATTGAGTCACCTATATATTCTGTAAGTTTAGGAGCTCCACGTACATTTTGTATAAAGAGTGATGATGGACATTTTTCAAAAGATATTCTTATGAGAGATGGAGATGTTGTTATCATGAGAGATCCTTTTCAGAGTAATTATTCTCATAGAGTTAAAAAAATAACTATAAAAGAGATGGTCGAATTTTTAAAAGAAAAAGAGTACTCATTTGAAGATTGGCAAAGAAAATGGAAATTTATCGATGAATTAATAGAAGAGAATCCTAATTATAATCCATTGAGAATAAATTTAACTTTTAGAACTATTTTATAAAAATTTGGTAAATTTTTATAGATACGCTGACTCAAACGACCAAGTAGGATATGAAGAATTATTTTCGAAACATCTAAGCATTTTATTCCGAAAAATTTCCATTTCACATTGTAGAATTGTAATGTATTCTTTTTTAGATAAATCTAAATGTTTTTTAACTTGAGCATTAAGAGATCGTTCGTTAAGTTTGGTTTGTATTTGGTCGAGATCATCTTGAAAATTAATAATGTTGGTGCTCATAGTTTTCATACCAGATGAAAGATTTTCATCGATAGACTCATTATCCCCTTTTATTTTTTCTAGATTAGAGCACATATTTTCACATATTTGTAATATGGATATATCGTCCTGAACTATACCTTCGATATATTTTTGATAAATCTCCATCTTTTCGTTCATTTTATCTAATTTTTCTTCGAGTTGTTTATATGATTCTCTCTCAATAGAGAATTGATTTGATATGATAGTATCTAATTTAGTCATTATCTCTCTGTTAGATTCTTCACGTGAAAGATTATTACTTTCATCTATCAAATCTAATTTGTAACTTAGTTCATCTTTAATAGAGATATCTATAGATTTTATTTTATCATAGATATTAGTTAGATTTTTTGTAATATTTAATAGATTCTGTTTCATGGCATCTTTAGAATTTGACATTTTTAAAACTTTTTGACTTAGAATAAGACAAGATTTTCTTTTTTAATAAAATTGATATATTTTCTTTAAAAATTATGTATTTTTAAGATTAAAAAATGAATATAAATTATCTGTGTGATATATTTGGTTTATCTTTTTTTAAAGATCAAAATTATTTTACATTAATCTATTTTGATTTATTTTCCCAAAAAAGATCTACTATAACACCAAAAAATATACCTAAATATCTGAGATCAAAAATTACAAGTCTATATTTAAAAGATAAAAATTTGAAGATTTTATATTTGAAAAGTTTTAAAAATTTAAAATTTTTAGATTGTTCATGTAATTCTCTTAAAATTTTATTTTTAGATCGAAATCCTAAATTACAATATATAAATTGTTCATATAATTTTCTAAAAAAAATCAATTTATCTTACAATAAAGATATAATATATTTAGATTGTTCGATCAATAGAATTCAAAATATTAAATTTGATAAAAACGATAAATTTAAATATTTAGAAACGTCAGATTGTGAACTAAATCAAATTGAACTAATTCAGATTAAAAATTTAGAGTATATTAATTGTCATTATAATGATATTAAAGAACTTGATTTTAAAAGGTATACTCCTTTAGTAAAATTCATCAATTGTTCTGTTAATTTTAATTTAAATTTTATAAGTTTAAGTGATAAATTAAGATATTTGAATTTTACAGGGAATAAAAAATTAAATTATTTAAACTTAAAAAAATCTCACAAATTAAAAATTTTAAAATGTTCTGGTCTATATGAATTAGATGTTTCTCAAAATGTAAATTTGATATATTTAGATTGTTCATCTAATAAATTAACAAAATTAAATATAGATAACAATATTCTTTTAGAAAATTTAAAATGTGGATTTAACAAAATTAGATCACTAGAGTTAAAAAATAATTCTAATTTAAT